TCAGGCTCCATCGCTGACCGCCTCGTACGTGACGGACACGAGGTCGTCTTCGTAGGCGTCGGGGTAGTCGACCCAGTTGTTTACGTCCTCGTCCAGCTTGGCCATTGCCTCAAGGGATTCGGCGTGGTCTCCGTAGTTGTCGGCGTCGGGCTCGTATTCGAAGACGACAGTGACTCGGATCTTGTCAGCCATTACTTGATACCTCCGGAGATATGGATTCCTTGCAGGCGTGATCTCGGGTAGCTGTCACGAGATCGGACAGGGAGATTTGATTGTCCTCGCAACAGGCGCAACCACCGGCGGCGATACAGTCGCCGCACAGAAGGCAGGAGATTTCGACTCCGCCGTTATCCCAGCCGTAGACAAGAACGTGACTGAGATTGGTCAACGGTGCATCACGCACCGTGCGGGCATTTCGCCAGCCTTGGAGTACTTCCAGAGGCCGCATGGGGCTTGGAACCAGGCGTACTGGGCGAGGGCCAGGACGAGGACGATCACGGCGGCTGCGAGCAGCTTCACGGGGCCACCCGTCCGTTCTTGTCGAAGGCAGCCGCGGTGAGCGGCATGAGGGCCCGGAAGTGCTCTTCCATCTGGTCGGCGACCATCTGGATTTCGAGCTGAGGGAAGGACGGGACCTTGGCGTTGTCGCGCTTCGTCCGCAGGGACAGGAAGTTCATGAGGCTGCGGGCGTTACAGGTCGCGTAGAAGCTGGTGTAGATGTTGACCGGGAGGACCATCCGGGCCACTTCTCGGGCCACTTCGAGGTCCAGGAGGCGCTTGTACGCGCCGTACGCCTCGCTGCTGACTCGGCGGAGGTCTCCACTGACGGTCATGAACTGCTTGTAGGTGCCCAGCTCGTAGGAGTAGGCCCCCGGCTTGCCGACCTGGCGGAGGGGCCGGCCGTCCGCAGGGAGGTAGAAGTTGGGCTCCAGCTCCTTGTACCTGCCGGATTCCTCGTTGTAGGAGAAGCCGACACGGTGACGGAAGAACTCGCGGGCTACGAAGATCGGGGCTTCGATGTAGAAGGTCATCGACGTGTGCTCGAACGGGCTGCCGTGCCGGTCGCGCATCAGGTAGTTGATGAGTCCGGCGTCCCGCTCGGTCGCCTCGTTGAAGCGGACCTCACCACCAAGGGTGGAGACGCGAGCAGCGAAGGTCACGTCAGTGTCTTCGGCTGCGTGCTTGATCAGGTCGACGGTCATGTCACTGCGGAAGGTGACGTCAGTCATGGCTCTCCAGAGGGGGCGGGAGGCCGGGCCGAAAACCCGACCTCCCTACTAACAACTTTTTGGGGAAGAGAAGAGGCGCTACTTGGCCTTGTAGCTGCCGTCCTTCTGGCGCCACAGGGGCTCGCACTGGTCACTCTTCTCGCGGGCCTGACAGAAGAGGGCTGCCCAGTTGGCCTTTTCGACCAGCTTGCGACCGTGCGAGCAGTCGTCGTCGGCGGGTCCGTCGGAGCCCTTGCTTACGACCCGGCCACCCTCGAAGCGCTTCGGGGTACTGCCGTCCGCCTTCGCGACGGGGGCGTTCAGCTCCGAATTGAACGTCTGGATCTTGGCGGCCCGCTCCAGCAGACCCTTCAGCGAGGCACCCTCGTTCTCCAGCAGCGCGGCCATCTCGGGCACGGAACCGGCCCGGAGGACCAGAAGCGAGGCGTCGTAGCCGCTGCCTCCCTTGAAGGACAGGGTGACGTTCTCGGGGGCAGCGACAGCGGCCGTAGCGGCAGGAGTGGTCATAGGCGTCTCCGGTGCAGTGGTGGCGGTATCGGTGGGGGACGGCGGCTCGTCCCACGGGGATCGATCATCGAAAGGATCGGGGTAGCTCAAGGGTGTTTCCTCTCTTCCCTCTGATATTTAGTTTCGCACTTTCGGCCCCTACTAGCAACTTTCGGGACAGTGAAAGAGGTCACGAGAATTAGATGGGGCACGCACCGGAAGCGCAGACCTCATCGTACGAAGTGTCAGAAGTCTGAATTCCAAGGCGATTCGCCTGGATCAGATACTCCTCACGCGTGATCCGCTCGTAGGGAGCCTGGGCACGACTCAGCTCGGGGAAGATCGTGGACCCCTTCAGCTCGGGCATGAGGTCGAGCAGCACACGCATCACGTCCTCCTGGTCGTACTTGGACGGATCGACGGAGGCCGTGTAGGACACCGCCTGGTCGGCCCAGGCGTGCTGGTAGAGGGCCTGCACGGCAAGCATCTGCTCAAGCGTGAGCTGGCCTGCGTGCTCGACGTAGGACGGGTCCAGCACCTCATCCACCAGAGCATCCTTCGTCGGGATCTCCACGACCATGGTGTTGGCGGCGTAGACGCACGGCTCGACCTTGTATCCGGCCTGCCGGTACTCCTCCACCTTCTTCACCTCTTCCGGCTCCAGCATCGAGAAGCGAATTCGGCGCAGGAAGTACGTCGCGAACGGGGCGTGAATACCCTCCCCCGACGCGCCGGCCACCTTGGAAGTGGTGCCCGTGGGTGCGATTACCCGCTTCTTGATCGGTACGGGGATTCGCAGGATGTTGGCGTACTCGATGGCTGCATGGTCAACAACCCCAGCGAACCTGAGCAGGTCCCCTTCCACAGCCCACTCGTCAGCCGCCTCCGAATACCGGATGCCCTGCTTGGCGAGGTAGTCAGCGAAACCCAGGTGCCCGACACCGATGCGCCTGTACTTGGCGATGGCCTCCGCGGACTTCTCGTCTGCGACCGGAGCGCATGTGGCTCGGATCAGGTACCGGGTGATAAGCCGGTGTGCCTGGTCCAAGCCCTCGAAGTCCACCAGGCCGGACCGGTCCACGAACGCGCCGAGGTGGACCGACCCGAGGTTGCAGGGCTCCCACGGAGTCAGTGTCGCTTCGCCACAGGGGTTGGTCGTGAACACCCCGTCGACCTCACCTACAGCGGTGAGGCTGCTGTTCCAGAAGCCCGGCTCCCCGTTCCCGAGCGCACCTTCGGCCAGGCGCGCGAGTACCTGTGTGGCTTGAGGGTCACCCGCCTCCGCCCTCGCGATGAAGTCGTTGTCCACTTCGACGCTGATGTTGGTGGTCCAGTGCTGCGTCATGTCTGCCTTGCAGGCCAAGAACAGGTCGATCTGTCCGTCAGCCCAGTGCATGATCGACATGCGGGCCGACCGGCGCACCCCACCAGAGACGATGCAGCGGGCTATCTCGTGGTCGATGCTCATGGCGTCCATGCCGGACAGCGGCCAGCCTGCCGCGTCCGTGAGGATCTTGCCGACGTTGACCAGCATCTCGGCGAATGGCGACGGGCCAGAGGCCGTACCTCCGAAGGACTTCAGCGGCGCACCCTTGGCTCGTACTCGGGACACGTCGTAGACGCGGTCCTCGTACTTCACGTCGGGTCGGTGTGCTGTCTGGATCAGGTCGGAAAGGGCGTCTGCCCAGCCCTGCCGGGAGTCCTCGACTGCGTAGGCACCAGCCCACGTGTAGGCGTACTCGGTGGAGATCAGTCCGGCTTCCACCATGTCCAGGTAGTCAGGGTGCGTGGGGTCGCACACGATGTGGACGCGGAGTGCGTTCTCCACGGTCGGGAAGTCGTGCAGGTAGCGGTTCGAGTAGTTCGAGCCGACTCCGCCTCCTTCAGCGAGGCGGAGAAGGGTGAATGCGAAGTGTTCCTCGGGCTTGGCGGAGTCCCATCCGGCAGCCCAGCAGTTGTTCAACGCGAAGTTGTTTACGCCGCTCGACTTCAGGTGCCGGCCTGCGGGCAGCAACTTGAAGTTCTCGACCAGGGCGATCAGGGCGTCACGCTCGCCAGGCTCGATGTAGCGGGGCTCGACCAGGGCCAGGTTCCCATCCACCACACGGCGAACGGTCTCGGGCCAGGTCTCAAGGGAGCCGTCCGGCTTCTCACGGCGGTAGGTGCGCTCGTAGACGGTCCGGGCGGTCTCAGTCTTGAAGGTCATGCAGTGCCTCTCAGTAGGACAGGTCGTGGATGTACTTGGCCTGGTTCGCTTCGGCCAGCAGCTCGAAGAGCGCTGCCAGGTCAAGGGGGGCGAGAAGGAATTCGTGGGGGCCGGTGTCGTCGGTGACGTTCACGTACGTCTTCGAGGTCTTCTCGTTGTCGAAGACGACCTCGATCGCGACTTCCCGGCCGGGCGCGATCTCTCGCTTGAAGTGCTTACGGGTCTCGATCATGCGGCGGCCTTCCCGGTTCGGATGTGGCTGTTCATGGCGATGGCGAGGGCATCCACCGCGCGGTAGGACATCTTTCGTTCGGCGTCGTCCTTGGGAGGGATGCCGTAGAGGAACACCCGCGTGAGCACATCGCGGTAGCGGTCGGTGAGCTTGCGCATGGCTGCGGTGGCGTCCAGACGGGCCGACACGATGTTGTCGGTGATGCGGCACCTGGTCAGGTCGTCCTTCTTGCCGATGAGCCCGGAGATTTCCTCGTCGGTGAAGACGAAACTCCGCAGCGCGTTCCGGGCCTCTTCGGGCGTGTAGTAGTACTGCCCGTCCATGAGGTCCCGCTGGTTCTGCTCCTTGGACGCGTACTGCTTGGCGACGCGCCAGGCGACCTTCCGCAGGAACTCGCCATCGTCCTGGCGCTTGGCGATGTACGGGGCCTGCTCGACCACGTGGAGCATGATTTCCTGCTGCACGTCGTCCACCTCAACGATGGGCCACTTCAGTGCCATTTCCTTGGCGACCTTCAGCGCGATGTCGTTGATGTTGTCCCAGTTCAGGTCCGCCACTTATGCCGCCTTCGCAAACTTGCCGTTGGTGCCGCGCTTGATCTGGCCGAACCGCTCGCCCTCGACCACGAAGGACCCGTCGTCCTCCACGGGGATGGCCTGCGGGGTGGCCGCGAACTTGCCGACGTAGAACAGGCCGAAGCCGCGCTGCCAGTTGGCGGGGCCGTTCTTGAGGTAGCCGGCCTTCCGCACGTCCATGAGATGCCCGACCTCGAAGCCGTAGATGGTCTTGAGCCGCCCGCCGAAGCCCGTGCTCTCCGGAGAGATCGCGAGGCGGTGTGTGTGACCCATGACGAGGGACACCCCAGCCCTCTTCGCCTTTGAGGCCGCGGTGCGTCCGGCGACCTGGTTGAGGCCGGGCGACTCGTGTCCGTGGACGGCCACCCAGCCGGGGGCGAAGCCGTAGTAGGGCTCGGCCAGCTCGGCTCCGAAGCCGTCGAAGTCCAGCAGGCTTTCGAAGCGGTAGTGGATGTCGTCGGCGGCCAGGGCCGGGGCGTTCTTCTCCAGGTACTTTTCGGGCCGCTCGTCGTGGTTGCCCTTGAGGATCTTCAGCGGCCCGTCGTAGACGGCGCGGAGCGGGGCCATGAAGTTGGTCTTGGCGTACTCCGAGTCTCGGATGACTCCCCCGGCGAACTCGTACCGGGTGCCGGCCGTCCAGCGGGACGGGGCCGGGTAGTCCACCAGGTCACCAATCTGAATGACCTCGTCGGGCTTGTAGTCGCCGATGAAGTTGATGACGTTGCGCATCGCGCGTTTGTCCTCGTACGGCATCTGGGTGTCGCTGATGACGACTATTCGCTTCACTGGTTGGCCTCCGCCTCAAGCTGCTTGATCTCGTAATCGACGTACCAGCGGGCCTTCTTCAGGTCCTCGACCGTGCGGCCTTTGAAGTCCGCTCGGAACAGGTACTTGAGTGCGTTTCCTCGGACGAATCCGAAGTTCTTCGTGATGTCGATGACTTCCAGCCCGCCGGGCAGCCACGTGTAGTGCGCGGGGTGGTTCACCACGTCACCCTCTTCCCTACTATCGAATTCTTGGGCAAGGGAAAGGTCAGTCTTGGACAACAGGTACTCGCTCTCGTGGATCAGCTCGTTGTCGGTGAAGCAGAGCCGTCCTCCATCCTCGAAGACGACCTCGTACGGGTAGGGCAGGGCGTCTTGGTCGTAGACGGTCTCCACGGTCCCGATGCGGTGGGCGTAGAGGCCGGCCGCCATCTCAGCGGGGGTGCATCCGACCGGGGCCGCGACGACGACCCTGTCTCCGACGTTGAAGCGAAGGATCATTCGGTGACCCCTTCCAACTCTTCGTCGTAGAAGAAGGCGCCCATCTGGAAGGCGTCCTGGTCCAGGAGGACGGAGGTGGCAGGCAGCCTCTCGGCGTAGTTCACCGGCTCGACCGTGCCCAACCAGCCATGAATGTCGGGCTCGTCCGGCGTGTTGACTCGAACTCTCGTTCCGGGCTTCCACTTACTGATCACAGGCCCAACCTCTTCCGGTACTCGTCCGCGCCGTAGGTGTGAATGAATGAATTGATGTCGTGACCACCACCGAGGACGATGACCTTCGCGTTGGACATTTCCGCAGCCCGCTTGTCTGCTGCCGCGAGTCCGGGTTCGTCGTCGTCGGCGATGATGAAGACGACCTCGAAGCCGACGAAGGCAGGGTCGAAGTAGACCCTCCAGGCGGACGTTCCCTGGGTGCCAGCGCACGGCACGTCGGCCAGCTCTGACGCCTCGGTGTCGAACTCGCCTTCACTGAGTGCGATGTACGGGGTGGGCTTGATCAGCGCTGCCGTGTTGTAGATGCGCGGGTGGTCGCCGGGGAGGCTGCGGTACTTGCCGTGCCCCACGTGCTGTTCCTTGCGGGTGGGCGCGTAGTACTCGCCGTTCTCGTCCTTCACGCACTCGTCAGCTATGCAGCGGTATCGGATGGTCGCTACGGCGTGCTCGCCGCCTGCTGGCCGGAAGTACGGGATGGCCAGCATCCCTGTCATCCGTTCGTCACCAGTTCTGGCCGAACCGACGTACCCGATCCCGAACCGGTTCGCTGCCGGCCCCAAACCTCGGGCGTTCATGTACGACTCGGCTGGGCTTCCCTCGTACTGGTTGAAGTAGTGCTTGGCCGCTTCCACTGAACCGGCCATTTGCAAATTCCTGGGCTTCTCGGAAGCCACAGCTTTCCTCCCGCATGATTACGTCGTATGAGTCCTCGGTGAGGTCACAGACGAAGCAGGACCAACGCTGCTTCTCTGTGTTGGCACTGGCACTTGGGTTCTCCTCGGGGTGGAGAGGGCAGAGGATCTTTTGCCAACCCCCACGGTCCCGGAGGTCAATGCCGTAGTAGTGCTTGAGCACTTCAGTGATCGGCGGCTTCACGCTGCTGGTCATCTCCGACCTTCCGAACCGTGACGGGGAAGTCGTACTTGCGGTAGGAGTCGAGGTACGTCCTGTGGTTCCCGCGCCATTCGCGGGCATCAACCTGTGCGCCATTACTGGCCATTCACGAGTCCTTGTCGTACGTGTACCGGGGGCCCAGAACCTTCCAGGCCGGGTACTGCTCTAGGTATTCGGCTGCTCGCCTGAGCACTTCGGGTCTATCCCGCGCACCTCGGGCCAAGAGCTGCCCGTTGCAGCGTTGGCATAGGAGGCCGCGGATCGCTTCCGTCTTGTGGCAGTGGTCGACGGCGAGGTTCGTGCGGCGGGTCTCCTGGCAAATCGCGCAGCGGCCGTCTTGGGCTTCGAAGAGGCGTTGGTACTCCTCGTTCGTCAGGCCGTAGGTGGCCTGTAGCCGGGAGTTGCGGGACGCGGCCCGCCTGGTGGCCTTGCGGCAGGCGCTACAGACCTTGCCTCGGGGCGTGTAGAACTTCTCCGCCCTGTTCTTGCTGCACTTCTCGCACTTCCGGTATCCGGGGCGAGGTTCAGCCACGCCGCAGGTCCGGACGACGGAGGGCGGCTTCAAGGTGAAGCTGCTGCTTCATGTCGTACAGGCCCTCGGCCAGGTCGCGAAGGTAGTCCAGCGGAACGACCTGCCAGGTTCGCCCCTGGGCGGTGGGGAGGCTGATGGCTGCGACGTGGATGCCTCGGCCGCCAGCTCGGACCAGGTCACGGGCCAGGCTGCGGAGGTTGAAGCGGCGCCGGTCCTTCACCTGAAGGATGACTGCGACGACACCACCGCCGGCCTGCTTGATTTCGTCAGCAGAGATTTCCGGCTGTTCATCGAGAAGCACGTCAACAATCTCCTTCTCGATGGTGTATCCGCTGCCCGTATACTGCTGCTTCATTTCCCGTCCCCTCCTACTTCTTAGTTTACGCAACTCATTCCCTACTAACAACTTTTAGGGGTGTGAGCTAGAACTCAGTGTCGATGTCGGTAAGGCGCATGTTGGTCGAGTTGAAGTCGTACGAGGAGTACGTCTCGCCCGACGAGTCAACCATCCCCTCACGGTTCTTAACCGGAGAGATATGCAGGATGGAACTACCCATGCCATCCACTTCCTTATGGATGGTCAGGATCAGCGAGGGAACTCGCCCGATCTTTCCCTTCACGCCGGACAGCGGGATGGGCTTGAGGCCATCGGAGTGCTCGCCCGTTACGTGATGCAGGGCCAGGACGTGCGACTTGGTCTCCCGCGCCATGTCGGACAGGTATTCACACATGCCCTCCAAGCCGAAGGTGAAGGACTCGGCGTCACCAGCCGGGCCGCCGTCCACGTTGGTGATGTTGTCCACCACGCAGAGATGGGGGTAGCAGCCGAACACCTCGTGGTAGGCGGCCAGGTCGCGTTCGAGGTCGGATGGCGCCGGTCGGGCGTTGTAGTTGAAGCGGACCCACCAACGCTGACCGAGAGCCCCCACGTAGTCGCCGAAGTCGTCCTCGACCAGCTTCCTCTTGACGCCCTTGACGCTGTCGCCCGTGATGATGGCCGTGGCCCGTGCGAGCTGCGTAGCTGCTCCGGAGTCGGCCGACCAGTACAGGCATGGCAGGTTGCCGTACATCGCCAGATTGAGGGCGAAGAGAGACTTACCCGTGCCGGGCCCCGCCGCTACGAGGCTGAATTCTCCTCTACGGAACTCGACTTCATGGCGCTGAAGCCCCTTGAAGGGGCTGGGCAGCGGCTCGCCGGCCGCGCCTTTCACCCCGACGCTCTGTGCGAGCGAGTACATCGATCACCCCTCCGGGAGGGGCCCACAGGCCCCTCCCTACTAACAACTTAAGAAGGAAAAAAACAGCCCGCTCACCGGGCCTTTCCTTCCTTCAGCTTACTTGGCTATCTCCCTATTATCAACTTCTGGAGCGTGAAAAAGAGCACGCGTGCTTCATGTCGCAAAAACGACAGAGGAAGCCAGGGTTCGCGACAAAGTCACCACGCTTGACTCCCGCATCCATGGCCGCATACCTCTCTCCCACTCCCTCTTCCGTGATCTTGTCCAGCTTCACGACGCGGGACAGCCCGCCGTTCTTGGCCAGGTACCAATCTCCCCGATTCACGGGGACATTGAAGTGCTTCTCGATGGCCACCTTGTACGTCTCAAGCTGGAACTTGCTCTTCATCGTGCCCGTCTTGAGGTCACGCACCCGCAGGGAGTCGTCACCCTCCAAGACGAGCTGGTCTATGTAGCCGCGGACCTGCACCCCGCCGATCTCCACCTTGAAGTACAGCTCCAGCGCATCCTTCCCGCTGGGCGCCTGCCAGATGGTCGGCTGATTCTCCTCCGCCCACTCCACATACCGGCGCGTCTGCTCCTGGCCAAGGACGTACCGGCGCTCGATGTCCTCGCCCCCACTCCCCGATGCGGAGAGCCACCGGTCGGTGTTGGGCTCCTGGTCCAGCGCCTTGTTCACCAAGGCCGCGTACTGGTCCGAGAAGAGCTGAACGGCCTCGTCTGCGGTCATGGTGCGCTCGGACCGTTCCACGGCTTCAGCCGCGCTGTGAAAGGCCGTCCCGTGATGGCTCCAGGCGGCCGGCAGGGGCGTCACGCGCTTGATGCGCTGGAGGTAGTAACGCCAGCCGCACTTCTCGTACTGCTCCGTCTGCGAGACAGATCGGGGCTGTGTTGCGATGTCGGTCAAAGCGCCGCCTTCGGGCAGAGTCGGACGTAGGTGTGGGACTCACAGTCAGGGAACATCGGGTGCGGCCACGGGTTCTCCTGCCTCTCGACAGCGATGTCGATGAGGCGGACTCCGTAGTCCTTCCACACTCGTTCTTCGAGGTCGATGAATTCCGCTATCTCTTCAGCGGAAATGCGGTCCCCGTAAGCGATGTCCCAGTACTCCCCCACCGGGTCAGCGATGCTGTGCACAACAAGCAAATGCTGCCCCTGAGTGATCTTGGTCCGGATCGTCTGGCTGGATTCAATCTGCTCCAGCACGGTCAACCGACGCTCAACCTGCGCACTCGGCGCAGTAAGGCTCAGCATTGTTCCGGCCACTCCCCACTCCCTTGCTCGCTCGCAACTGATGTTCGTTGCGATCGCAAGGTTGAGCTTAAGGGACGTGACGGCAAAACTCCCTACTAGCAACTGTGCGCTACATCACTTACCGAGAGTTACAGGTTTGCGCTGACCTGGACCGTTATGGACCCGTGACCTAAGCAGCACAACCCTTTGTGAAGGGCTCGTTCAAGTGTCGTTCAGATGGTGTTCGAAAACTCGAAAAGCCCCGCAATGCGGGGCTTTGAGGTTAGATGTCTGTTTCGTTTTTCCCTGTTACTCACTCGGGACATCCGGTAGCCGGAACATGATCAACTCGTCCGCCGGCGGCCGGGCCTCACCCTCGGGCCACCGGATCACCAACCTGTCGTCCTTCGGCTCCCTGGGCTCCCAGGACCAGCCCTTCTCCGTACCGGGATCGTAGGCAAGAACGACGTTGTCCCTGCGGATACGTCTCTCAAAGCTGAGGGCATCCCTCTTCTGCCGGGCAGACAGCCCCTTGTCACCGAGCCTCATCCGCAGCCACACCCGCAAGTACATGATCGGACTCAGGGTGTGGTGACTCCCCGCCCCCTGCACCGTCTTGATCTTCCAGACCCTCGCAATGAGGTCGTTGGCCTGGTTCGTGATGGGCCGACGCTCCAGGCCGAGCTTCCTCCACCGCTTATCGACAGCCTGTGGAGTCACTTCGTACATCTGTGCGATTTCCGTGTTCGAGAGCTTGCCCAGCACGAACAGCTTGGTCATTTCGGCATCACTGGGGAGCTTCGACATGTGGTCCATCCGTGTCATGTGGTGAGGCGTTGGTGATCTTGGGGGGGAGCATACATACGAGGGTCCCTAGTAGCAACCTCGGGAGAGCAATGTGAGAGCAAACAGACACAGACCCATGTGACCTGCCTCTCACTTTTAATAATTCATTCCTCGACCCCCGATCAAGGACACATACATCATTAGTGAGAGAGCGAGTGAAACGAGCGATCGAACGGCAATCCTACTCGATACTTTACAGACTCAAGTTTTCAACAACTTGGTGAGCGCTAACAGCGTGTAAGGGCCGAGTAAGTGGTATCCACTCTGTTTTATATTCAACTTCCTCCTGTTGACCCCTTTGTTGAGGGCCTACAGCTTTCCTAGGGCGTGGTCCTGGAGGACGGCCCCGGCTGCCAGACAAGCATCCGGCCGGGGCCAATGACTTGCAGTCCTGGAGGGACCCGTGCCGAGAGCCAAGAGCATCTGCCTTCGAGACGGTTGCACCTCCGTGACTGCGAAGGACGGCCGGTGCCTGCCCCACCAGGTACGACGCGGCTGGGACCGCGTCTCCGCGAGGAACAGGAGTCGTCCGGGCGACTGGTCCACCAGGCGGGCGAGAGTGCTCGCTAGGGATCGCTTCCAGTGCCGCGCCTGCGGCGGACGCACTGACCTCGAAATCGATCACATCGTTCCAGTGAGCAGGGGTGGTTCATGGGACCCAGACAATCTCTGGACCCTGTGTCGTCCCTGCCATCGGGCCAAGACCTACGGCGCAGACCGCCAGTAGCCGGCCCCTGTCCCCGGTAGCTCAAGCGGCAGAGCAGTGGATTGTTACTCCGCGTGTTGCTGGTTCGAGTCCAGCTCGGGGAGCCGTGAGCGCACGCACAGAGGAGTTATTCGAGCGCGTGTTCGATTCCTCGTGCGAGGGTGACTCACCGGGCAGCGGCCCCCGTGAACGGCCGCGTTCTCGTGGGTGTAGCTCAGTTGGTAGAGCGCTGGTCTCCAAAACCAGTCGTCAGAGGTTCGAGCCCTCTCACCCGTGCCAATCCATAGGCCCGTAGCTCAGTTGGTAGAGCGGCGGACTCTTAATCCGCGCGTCCAGGGTTCGAGCCCCTGCGGGCCTACTAATCGACTGCCGTCCGCCCCTCCGGGCCGGGCGGTTTTTTCATTCATTCACTCAGGAGGTCCGCCATGTATGCCGTCGACTGCACCGGCCACTGCGACGACTGCCCGTTCACCTGGTGCAGCTCGACGCCGGCCCCCAGGCCGAGCAAGGCCGAGCAGCGCACGGGCTGGCGGCAGGAGGCCCTTGAGGAGCTGGAAGACCTGGCTGACCTGTACGGCATCGACGCGGGCCGGGTGAGGCTGTGACTCGGGGACCGAAGCCGAAGGACAACGCGGTTCGGCGCAACAAGCATGAGCACGCCACCGAGCTGGAGAACGCAGCGCAGGCGGGTCGGGAGATGCCCCGCGGCCTTGGCATCGCGACGGCTGGTGCGAAGCGCTTCTGGCGGACCTGGTCCACGGCACCGCAGACACAGACGTGGGCCGAGACCGACTGGGCCGAGCTGGAGATCACAACCAAGCTCGTGGACCTCTTCTACCAGGGGGACACGAAGCACGCCTCGGAGATCCGTATGCGGGTCGCCAAGTGGGGCGCCACGGTCGAGGACCGCGCGAGGTTGCGCATGAAGATCGAAGACGAATCCGAGGAGACGCCGGTTAAGGCGGACTCCGACCTTTCTGAATCCAATCTGGACGAGGAGCTGTTCAAGCTGCTTAACGACGCATAGGAGGTGATGTGGGATGCCTCAAACGGGCAACATTCCGAAGGGCGTCCCGCACCCGACTAGGAGCCTCGGCTACCAGATCATTCGCTGGGCACAGAAGTACATCGTTCAGCCTGACGGCGAGGACGCTGGCCAGCCTTGGAAATTCACACCTGAGCAGCTTCGCTTCGTGCTGTGGATGTATGCAATTGACGAGAATGGCCGGTGGCTATACCGGACTGCGGCACTTCGCCGAGCTAAGGGCTGGGGGAAGACACCGCTTCTCGCCGCGCTCTGCATCGTTGAGTTTGTCGGCCCCTGCCGCTTCTCCCACTTCGATGAGAACGGGATGCCGGTCGGCAAGAGGGTTCCTCTGCCTCTGGTACAGATCGCTGCCACCTCGTTGGATCAGACTGCTAACACCCGCGACATGATTCGCGGAATGCTGGCGGAGTCGCCCGCCGAGGCTGAGTACAACATCGAAATCGGCAAGGGCCTGATCCAGTTCAAGGACGGCCGGCCTGGTCGTATCGAACCGGTCACGTCGTCCTCTCGCGGTCTGGAGGGGGCGAGGCCCACCTTTGTCCGGCCCCGGTGGGCTACCTCCTGCCGGGGCCGGGCTCTGCCCTATTTGTTGTTTGTGACGAGGTCCATCACTGGATCGAGTCGAATGCAGGCGTCTACGTCTGGGAAACCCTGGACCGAAACGTCCAGAAGACTGCGGGCTCTGGCTCTCGTCTGATCGAGACGACGAACGCCTACAACCCGAACGAGAACAGCATTGCCCAGAGGACACATGAAGCCGTCCTCGTGGGCGCAGGCCGCCTCCTCTACGACTGCGTAGAGGCCGTGCGGGACGTGGACCTGAAGGACCGTGACGCGGTCGTTGCAGCCATCATCGACGCCTACGGCGACTCCCACTGGGTCGACGTTGACGGCATCGCCGATGCGATCCAGGACCCCCGTACTCCTCCCGCTGTCGCCTACCGCTTCTACCTGAACAACATTCAGGAGAACGCAGACGGCTGGATGTCCAAGGACGAGTGGGAGTTGTGCTTCGAGGACTCCGACCCCATCTGTCCTGGCGACCAGATCGCAATCGGATTCGATGGGTCCCTCCGCGGAGACTCAACAGGAATTGTGGGCTCCCGCCTTCGGGACGGCAAGTTGTTCCTGATCCATCTTCAGGAGAATCCTCGGGACCTGAACCAGCCTGACTGGGAGGTCGATGTCCTCGCGGTGGAAGCCGCGGTGGCCAATGCCTTCCGCACGTACAAGGTCGAATGGTTCTACGGCGATCCACCTTACTGGCAGGAAGCCATTGGGCGTTGGTCCATCGAGTACGGCGATGACTACGTATTCGAGTACTGGACGAACAAGCCCACGCGCATGGCACAGGCGACGGAGCGTTTCCGCTCTGCGGCCATGGTCCAGGACTTGAAGCACGACGGCGACATGGACATAACCCGCCACGTGCTCAATGCGGTTACTCGCGAAGTCCCGCAAGGAGTCCTGATCACCAAGGACTCTCCCCGGTCCAAGAAGAAGATCGACCTAGCGGTGTGCTCGATTCTCGCATTCGAAGCGAGGGCGGATGCCATCGCAGATGGGCGGCTGAAGAGACGACGATCCAGAGTGGTGGGTTTCTAGATGAGCGAACCTGTTATGGCCTCCGTGCCGAGCAATCCAATCCAGTGGCTTGAGTATCTGCACTCCAAGTTGCTGCGGCATCGGACGGAGTACAAGCGCCACTCGGACTACTACGACGGCCAGCACCAGAAGTTGGCCTTCGCTCAGGCCCGGCACGTGAACGAGTTCGGCCACATCTTCGACAGATGGCGGGACAACTTCTGTGGGTTGATCATCGACAGCGTCAACGAGCGTCTGGCGATCGACGGCTTCCGCATGACGGACGAGCCGGATGCCGACAAGGACGCTCGGGACATCTGGCAGCGCAACTTCATGGATGCCGAGTCGAACGCCGGCCACCTGGACGCAATGATCCACGGCACTGCTTACGCGGTGGTGTGGGCCGACGCTGACGGCAAGCCCACGATCACGCTGGAGTCCGCAGAGAACGTCGTCGTGCAGTACAAGCCTGGCAGCCGTCGAGACATCGAGGCCGCGGCGAAGTTCTACACGGACGACTGGGGCCGCCAGTGGTCGACGCTGTGGTTCGCGAACCGGGTCTACACCTACCAGGCCGGAACCTTCGGTTGGGCGACCCCCCAGGGCGCCAGGTCGGCGAAGAATCCACTGGGCGAAGTTCCCGTGGTCCCGCTGAACAATCGGTCCCGTCTGGCCAGTGATCCACTCTCGGACCTCTCCACGGTCATCCCGCTTCAGGACGCGATCAACAAGATCGTCTCTGATGCCCTCCTGGCGAGTGAGTACGCGGCCTGGCCGCAGAGGTACGTCACCGGCCTGGAAATCGTGGAGGACGACGCGGGCAACCCGGTCGAACCGTTCAAGATCGCGGTGGACAAGCTCCTCCAGGCCGAGGACCCCAACGCCAAGTTCGGCCAGTTCGAGGCTGCTGACCTGGGCAACTACGTGAAGTTGGCGGACATGCTCGTGCAGCACATGGCGAGTACGAGCCGTATCCCCTTCCACTACTTCCTGAACAACGGTGGTGCGGCTCCCTCTGGTGAGTCCATCACCGCTGCGGAGGCCGGTCTCATAGCTAAGACACGCGAACGAATGCTCCATTTCGGAGAAGCGTGGGAACGCGTAATGCGTCTCGCCTTCAAGGTGATGAAGGACAAGCGTGCCGACGCTTTCAGTGCCGAGGTCATTTGGCGTGACCCCGAGAACAGGACCGAGGCTCAGCACATGGATGCTCTGCTGAAGCTGAAGATGATCGGTGTTCCGACTGACCAGCTTCTCTCCGATGCGGGATACACCCCGCAGCAGATATCCCGCTTCAAGTCGATGCGCGAGGACGATGCCAAGTCTGAAATGGAACTGGCACGCAAGTACCCGCATCCAGAGCCGCAACACGACTCCGCGACGCTCAACGCGAAGAAGGAGGCCACCAAGCCTCCGCAGGGAAATTCAGGTAACGCCGCACGCAAGGCGGCCCCGGTTAAGGGTTGATCCCTTAATCCTTTTCATTACGCAGGCTCCCGAAATGGGGGCCTTTTTTGATGCACCGAAATGGATGGATCGCATGGACGACAACGCACAGACCGCAGGCACCGCTTCCACCGATGGCACTGAGACCGGCGAGGCCGGCACTACTCAGGCGCCGACCGTCGAGACCCTTCAGGCCGAGATCGACAAGTGGAAGGCACTGTCCCGCACCAACGAAAAGCGCTGGCAGGACGCCTCCGCAGAGCGTGACCAGCTCAAGTCGGCTGGCATGACTGACGCCGAAAAGGCCGTCGAGGCCGCCAGGGCGGAAGCACGCACCGCGGCCCTGTCCGAGTACGGCACGCGCCTTGCTGACGCCGAGCTGCGAGCACAGGCCGCAAAGGCCGGTGTCGAGCTGCCGCCCGCTGACTTCTTGAACCTCTCGAAGTTCGTGGGCGACGACGGCTCTGTGAATGCCGACGTGATCGGCAGCTTCGTTTCGTCCCTCCCTAAGCCGGTCGCTGAACCTGAATTTACTCAGGGTCTCGGCCTTGGTCGTCAGGGCGGTTCTGGAGTTTCCCAGCTTTCCCGCGACGACCTTTCCCGCATGTCGCCCCAGGAGATCAACGCTGCCCGCAAGGCGGGTCAGCTCGATTCCCTTATGCGAGGCGAACTCTGATAAACCCGTGAGGTAACCTATGGCATTTCTTTCTCAGGCCGGCAACAACACTGGCGCCGGCCAGCTTCAGACCACGCAGGGCCAGTTCATCCCCGAGGTCTGGACTTCGCAGCTCGTTCAGGACATCGAAGAGAACCTGATTCTGGCCGCCTCCCCGTTCACCAATCGCCAGTACGAGGGCGAGTTCCGGCGCGAAGGTGACGTGGTGCGAATCCCGCACTTCGTTGACGGGACCGTCTCTGACAAGGGCCTGGTGAAGGCGTACGGCGAGATCGGCACTGCCGACCACGCGGCGCTTGAGTACATGAAGATGACCGTGGCAAAGGGCAGCAGCTTCCACCTGGAGATCGACGCCCTTCATCAGCTCCAGACCAAGGGCGGCATCGACCTGATGTCCAACCTGGTCGCTCAGCGCGGTCGGCAGACCGCCCTTGCCATTGACGAGCTGGTTGCGCTCACGCTGCTTGCGGCTCTTCAGGGCAAGGACCTGAACGGAGCCGAGGACCGCGCTGCGGCCGTTTCCGGCCTGCCTGCTCTGGAGCTTGGTGCGATCAGCACCATCCAGGGCACGGACGTGGACACCCCGGCTGCTGATGCCATGTCGGTCTACGACTACGTGGTCAAGATGCTTGAGGTGCTGGACACCCGCTCCGCTCCGCAGGACCGCTACCTCTTCGTGTCCCCGCGTATGCGCTCCCTGCTTCTGCGCGACCCGAAGTTCATTGACGCCTCGCAGCACGGTGGCGGCGGCTCGGTCGTGGCTTCGGGCCAGATCGGCTCCATCCTCGGTCTGCCGGTTGTCGTGGCGAACGCGCTGGGCAACCACGCGCGGCCCAACTCGCCGGTCATCAAGAAGGGCAACGAGAAGTTCAAGAGCGTCGACCTGTTCATGGGCTCGACCTCCGCTGTCTCCGTCGTCATGCCGTTCGCCGAGATGGCTGCGTACAACCCGGAGAAGACCTTCACGTCGGCCGTGAAGTCGCGCGTCATCTACGACGCGAAGGTGTGCCGTCCCGAGCAGCTTCTTGTTGCTCAGGGGGTCGAGGCGGAGATCACCGCGCACAACGCTGCGATCAACGCGCCGGCCGCTGGCTAAGCACGCTCCAAAAGTTGCTAATAGGGATGGTGAATGATGCCCTTCGCAACCGTTGACGATGTGGCCGCCCGTATTGGGCGGCCCATCGCCGATGACGAGAAGACGCGTGTTGAGGCGTTCATCGAGGACGCCTCCGCCTTCGTGACCGACTACTGCACAGGCCGCTGGGACCGCACGAGCCCCCCGGCCACCTTCAAGGCGATCGTGAGTGCCGAGGTCATCCGTTGGATGTCCGTCGCACCCGGTGTCGTCCTGGAGCGCACTGGCGAGCTGGAGACCCAGTTCGGCCAGACAGCCTCCGCTCAGGGCCTCTCGCGCGAAGCGAAGCAGGCCCTCAGCAAGTACCGACGGAAGGTCGGTTCCTTTGCCGTCCGCCGGTGTAACGAGGAGTTCCCATGCACCACTTCAACGACTGGATAGAGGTTCGTCGCGCAGAGATTGAAGCGGACGCCTACACCCGTCGTCGTGCTTGGGACAGCGCTGTATCTGTGTGGGCCGGTTGGGCTTCTGTCCAACCGGCCGACGCCGACGAGGCCGACTCCCCGGAGCGCGAGACAACGAACGCACACATCAAGGTTTTCCTGCCTCCCACGGCCGTGGTCGATTCAACGGACCGGCTTGTGGTCGACGGCATCACGTACGAGGTGAGGTCCGAGCCGAAGGTATGGCGCCGACGCTCCCTTGCCCACATCTACGTCAAGGCTTGGAGGGTGAAGCGCTGATGGCTGACGTGAACTTCACCCTGCGCATGGATCGAGGTTGGGAGGATCGCTTCCTGACCAATGACGAGGTCCGTGACCTGGTCGCAGCACGCACCGCGGACATCATGGTGTTCGCCAAGGCTCTGGCTCCGAGGGCGCGCACGAAGCCGCACTGGAACACCATTGAGCGGCACATCAGCACCCTGGTCACGCTGTACGACCGCTGGTACGGCCAGGTGCTCATCGAGCCTGATGACGACGTTCGTCACGCGATGCTCCAGGAGCGCGGCTGGACCGACCTCGCCGGCCACAGGCATCCGGGCCGCTTCTACCTGAAGCGGGCTCTGGAGAGGGCGAGGATCGAATGAGAGTTGATCCTGTCGACCTGGTCTGGAAGTACCTCAAGGCCCTCAAGGACATCCCCGAGGACGCCCCAACTGGCGACCTGGTGGGCCGTGAGGCCGGGGACACCACGATCTACCTGAACCACTCCGGTGGCTTCCGCATGGTCCGTGACCGCATGGACCGCGCCGACATCGAGTACGACGTGTACGACCAGGACCGAGCGCAAGCGGCCGACCTCGCTCACACCTGCCGAGAGCACTTCCTTGAAGACCTGCCCGGCCAGGTGATCGGCGACGTTCAAATTCTCGACGTTGCCGAGATTTCCTCCCCCCGCTATTTCCCGGACAGCACTTCCCGCGAGCACGTCTACGGCGGGGAGATCACAGTCTTCTTCGTTGAGGACTGATTACCCCCTGGCTATGCCAGATCGACGGCCCCCTTTCGGGGCCGTTTTTGTTTTCCCGCTTAGGAGTTCCCGTATGGCTAATGATGCTCAGAAGATCCGCTTCGCCCCGTCCGGTGGCCTCTACATGGCGCCGGCCCCCAACGACTCGGGCACTGGCACCGTCCTTCCGGCCGACGTTGGCGACGGCAAGACCGTGCCCACCGGCTACCAGAGCTTCGGCTACGTAGACGAGTCCGGTGTGACCATCACCCCGTCGATCGAGACGGACCCGGTGTCGGTGTGGCAGAGCGCGGTGCCTGTCCTTTACAACGTGAAGTCCGCGTCTTTCCAGATCAAGGCCACCCTGGTCGAGACGAACCAGCTCACCTCCGAGCTGTTCTTCGGTGCCAAGTGGGTGGCCCTCAAGGACGAGGCCGGCACCGAGACCGGTACCTACCGACTGGACCTGTCCAGCACCCCGGAGCTTCAGGAAGTCTCGCTGGTCATCGACTGGTCGCAGAAGGGCATCCGGTACCGCTGCGTCGTGCCTCGCGCGATGATCTCGGACCGTGGTGCGATCACCCTTCAGCGCACCGAGAAGCAGTCGTACGAGCTGACCATTGACGCTCTCGACTACGACGGCTCCCTTGGCTACGTCCTGACCAACGACGACATCCTTGGCACCGGTGGCACTCCCGCACCGGTCGAGCCGTTCGCGGCCACGATCAAGGTCCCAGGCTTCGCGACGAACGACTTCAGCAACGGGTCGTGGACTGCCCAGGTCGTCACGGAGAACCAGACCGGCACTGCTTCGGTGTCGCTGCTCAACGCGGGCGGCACTGCCTTCGAGCAGGCCGGGACGCTGACCGCTGACGGCACTGTCGAGGTCATTGTTCCGCAGGGCACAGAGACGGCTGAGATCAAGGTCAACCACGGTGGCGTCGACTACTGCTTCTCCGCCTCGGACAACGTGCAGACCGGGTCCTCGAAGACCTGCACCGTCATTTCCGGCTGACCTGAAAGTTGCTAGTAGGGATTCTCTACAAGTGAATGTATCCCCTGCCGGGGAGGGCGAAATTCCCCGGCCTTCTCTCTCACCCACCCCCATGCCCCTCGCTTCCCATGGAGTTTGCTATGCCCGCTGCCGCTAAGAAGACCGCTGCCCCGAAGACTGCCGCTGCTGCGGCAGAGGCCAAGAAGGGCTTCGTCACCTTCGAGCACGTTGGCCTCACGTTCGAGATCCCCGGCGACCCGGACCGAATGCCGCTGGAGCTGCTTGAGGCCGAAGACGAGCTGGAGGCCGTGAAGATCGTCCTCGGTGCTGAGCAGTGGGCGGAGTTCAAGTCTGCCCGCCCGACCATCGGTGACTTCCGTGAGCTGTCCCGGAAGGTCAACGAGGCGTCGGCCGGCTCGGGAAACTGATCTCCACCGTCCACATCATCCGGGAATACCCCGAAGAGCTAGAAGCCGATCTGCTCGAATTCTTCGGGGTCGACCTGCTCGACCTATGGCGTGGACGGTTGTCTCTGCGCAGGATTCACCTCCTGATCAATTCACTCATGCACAAGGCCGGTCGCTCCACCCTGCTTGCCGTAATCGACAAGTCAGCCGAGTGGGGGTCGACCGAGCATCTGCTTGCCCGCGTGTCCGACGCGTTGGAACTGAGCAACTACCTCTTCCTCAAGGCCAACAGCAGCAAGAGCGACATCCCGTTGCCTGATCCCCTTCCTCGTCCCGGTTCGGATTCCAGTGAGCCGGAGCAGCCCAAGTCCGCCGAGAACGAATTCGCGTCCGGTGAGGAGCTGTCCAACTTCTTTGCGTCGATGAGCAATCTTTAGGAGGCCGGGTATGGCGGCTAACAGTCGTGGACCTATCAAGGTTGGTTCCGGTTATATCGAAATCAACCCCCGGCTCTCCGACGAAGCGGTTCGCAAGTTCCGCTCCGAGATGGCTCAGGAAATGAAGAAGGCCGGCTCCCTGGCCGGCAAGGAGTTCACGGAGGCCACGACCAAGGGTCTGGCCGGGGTCGAGAAGGCTGTACGCACGGCCGCCAAGCGGGCCGGGCAGGCTGCTGAAGGTGAGGCGAAGGACTCTGCGGAGTCCATAGCCAAGATCGAAAAGTGGCTGACGGACCAATACGGCGACGAGGGTGCCAAGCGCTTCCGTGAGCTGCGGAAGATTGAAGAAAAGAAGCGGGCCCTGGTCGAGGAGACCAGCAAGGAGACCCTTGCGGCACTCAAGGAGACCACCCGCCAGGAGACTGCGGCTCACTCAGCCCGCGCCAAGGCCCAGCAAGAGTCGATCAAGAAGAAGGAGAAGGACCAGGCGGAGTACGAGAAGTACGTCCGCGACTCCAATGCCCGTATCGCCAAGGCCGAAGCCGAGCAGATCGCGGCCTCGAAGAAGGCGGTCGAGGCTGCGGAGAAGGCCAAGCGGAAGGCCGCGGAGGACACTGCCAAGGCCCGGCGCCTGGCCCTCGAAGACCAGGCCCGCATGGACCGGGAGATTGCTCAGACCCAAGAGCGCCTGGCCCGCGAGGAAGCCCAGCGGGTTCGGGAGACGGAGCGCCAGAAGCGCAAGGACCGTGAGGACTCCGCCCGCATAGAGCGGGAGATCGAGGCCACCCGACTCCGCCTCATCCGCGAGAACGAACAGCTGATCCGTGAGGAGCTGCGGCGCACGCAGCAGCAGCGGCAGACCGCCTTGCGTACACAGATCGCCGACTCTCAGAGCACGCAGCGACAGCTACAGCGTCAGCTCACGGACTACCGCACCCAGCTCGGCCGCATGGAGCAGAACAACAACTCGGTCCTGAACCGCGTCCAGAAGAAGTGGAAGTCGGTCGGCGGCAGCATCGAGACACTGGGCACGCACGCCACCGAGGCCGGAAACCTCATCACGCGGAACCTGCTTGCGCCGCTCGGCCTGGTGGCCGGCGCGTTGACCACCATCGGTATCAAGTCCGCCGATATGCGAATTCTCGGTCAGATGGGCCTTACGGCCGCTGGCGTGGACAAGAAGACCGCAGCATCGGAGATGGCCCAGGTCCAGCAGTACGCCATTGACACGCCTTTCAGCGTCGATGTGATGCACGAGTATCAGATGAAGCTGATCCGCTCTCTCGCGGCTGCTGACCCTGACTGGTACAAGAAGGGCTCCAAGAAAACCGAGGCTTCCAATCAGGCTGCCGGTAAGACGACGGACCTGATTATGGCCGTGGGTGACTCCATGGCCCGAGCTGGAAATCTTGACCCCGCAATGTTCGAGCGGGCCATGTATGCCCTTGACCGTATGTCCGACTCGGACAAGGCAAGTACCAGGACTATCAACCAGCTTGTTGCGAGCACTGGTATTCCGGCCCCTGAGCTGGCCCAGATGTTCGGCTTCAACAGCGCTGGTGAGTTCTGGAAGGTTGTCGGTACTCCTGTCACTAAGGGTGGCGGTGTCTCCGGTACCCAGATGATGAACAACCTCTTGCAGTACTGGGACCCGAACTATTTCCAGAAGGATAAGAACGGGAAGCTGGTCAAGGACAAGAACGGCCAGCCCATTGTCAACGACAAGGCCCATAGCACTGCTGGTGGTTCAAAGGGTTACGGCGAAACGATGACCTCGGCCACCATCACCGGTCGAGTTCAGCAGATGACGGAAGGCGCCACAAACAAGCTGGGCGCCATGTTCGCCGAGCCTGACGAAAACGGCGAATACCACTACACCAAGTTGGGCGACGCCTTCATGGGCAAGGGTGGCGTCCTTGACGAGGTTGGTGACATCGGAAAGTCCGCTCTGCGGCAGCTCCCCGACCTGCTGATGGCTTTCGCCGAGTCGATCAAGACCATCACCGGCTGGATCAAGACCATCGTCCAGACGCTTGAGGACCACCCCGCCATCAAGGACGCGGTGGTGACGCTCGCCAAGATCGCGGTTGTCGCCGCTCCCCTGCTTCTCGGCCTCGGCATCCTGTCGAAGACGGTCGGCAAACTGACGAAGGTCATGGGCGCTGGCCTCACCCCGGCAAGGGGCGCCTTCAGCGCGGCTCGTGGCACTACCCGTGTCGCACGCCAGGCGAGGGCCGGCGTCAGCTCGTGGGCCAACGGTGACAGCTTCCGTGAGGGTTACCGCGACCGCCGCACCGAGCTGCGGGGCGGTGACGAGCGAGGCCCTGTCCAGCGTGCCCGTGACCGCGTCACAGGCCGCAATAGCCAGGCGGACCGCATCCGCTCGGACATGGACCGTGTGTCGGATCAGATCCGCCAGGCAGAGGACCGTGCGGAAGAACTGCGAGACCGTCTCCGTGAGGTTGCTGGGCTCAACGTTGACGACCTGGCCCGCTCTCTGGCGGGCAGCGGGACGCGCAGTGTTTCGGGTGCAGCTCGGGACGCTGGCGACCAGATACGCCAGGTCCGCACTGACGGCGTCGACCCACTGAATCGTTCCTCCCTTACTCAGGTCCAGGGCGAGTTCACGGATACCCGTCAGACGGTTGAACGCCTGGTCTCTGAGCTGAAGAACGCACAGCAGGAGACGACCCAGCTCGACGGTAAGAAGCTGACCCAGTTCAAGGTCACGATCGACGGTGCCCACGGCACGGTCACGGACCTGAAGAACAAGGTCGATGACACTGCCCACTCCGTCGTCCAGCTCGACGGCAAGAAGCTGACGAAGCTGAAGGGACAGTTCGACTCGGTCACCAGTGCCGCGGATTCCGCCTACAAGAAGGTGGGTGACGGCGACGGGTCCGGCAACCTTGCCGGCCGCGTGAAGGGCCTCAATGAACGCAAGCTGACCACGGTCAAGAAGCAGTTCGAGAACCTGACGGCTGCGGCAGACGGCACCTTCCGGAAGATCGGTCAGGGTACGGGCTCCAGCTCCCTCGCGGGACGCGTCGGCCTGCTCAACGGCCGCTCCCTGAGCGGCATCAAGGGGCAGTTCGTCAAGCTGACGGACGCTGCGGACGACACGTACAAGAAGATCGGCCAGGGCACTGGCAGCGGGGGTCTGGCAGGCCGTATCGGTCTGCTGAACAACCGCAAGCTGACGGACATCACCTCACAGGTCAAGGACCTGAAGAAGGCCCTCGACGGGGCCGACGACGAGGCGGAAGACCTCGACAAGTCGCTTGACGACATCGCCAACCACGGCAAGTCGTCCAGCTCCAGCAAGTCTTCCAAGTCCAAGAAGGGCAAGGGGCTGTCCACGGGTGGTGTTCTGCCCGGATACACGCCAGGCGTGGACAAGATCCCGGCGATTCTGTCGCCTGGTGAAGCAGTCCTCCGCCCGGAGGTCACAGCCCAGCTCGGTGCACCGCTGATCAACTCCTGGAATGCCATGGCCCGGAAGGGTCAGCTTTCCCGGTTCAAGGACGGCGGCATTGCCGGCCGGTTCGGCATCAACAACATCATCGATCTCATTCACAACCAGAACGTCTGGCCTGACGCTACGGCAGCTATCGACACGATGGCTTTCGACGCCAAGTCGAATGCTCTGGGCGGGGATGTCCAGAAGGGGATGTTGAATGTCGGCCGAGGTGCAGGCAACTTCATTGGTTCCGATGTCGGGACTAAGTTCGGTGGAATCTACGATTTCATCACCCAGGATTCCTGGAAATTCTTGAAGCGTTTGCCCACTGTCGTGGGGCAGGCCATCGGAATTATTGGTGGCGCCTTGGCGCCTATTCAGGGCGAGTACTTCCATGACGATGTCTGGAAGGGCACCGGAAACATCATCGATCGCGGTGAAGCGTATCTCGGGGACATCTTCTCCACGAAGACGCTGACGAGCGCTTTCGACAACCTTTTCGGTGGTCTCTGGGATTCGGTGAAGTCGATCGTCGGCGGGGCAAAGGATCTGATAACTGACCCTGTCGGGTCCGTGACAGACACCGTAGACGCCCTATGGGAGATCGGCACCGGCGAAGTCAATCAGGTCGTCGGCATGGTGAAGGCCGTGAAGTCGTTCGCGACTTCACCGAAGGAATACGCGACGACAGTCCTCGGCGACATCTACGAGACAGGCAAGGAAGCCCTTCCGAATACGAAGGGTCTCTTCGACTTCTCGGACAAGGACACGGTCAAGGCAAAGAAGCCGTCCGACATCGCAGAGAAGTACTCCTCCAGCGACCCGCCCGGCAAGGGTGTTATGCGCTGGAAGCCGAGTGTTCAGCGGGTTCTTAAGGAACTCGGCCTGTCCCAGAGTTATACGGACCTGGTCCTGCACCGAATCGAGGTCGAGTCCGGGGGTAACCCCAAGGCAATCAACAACTGGGACTCGAACGCCAAGGCGGGATATCCGTCTCAGGGACTCATGCAGACGATTCCGCAGACTTTTGCGGCGTATGCCGGCCCCTACAAGAAGCTGGGCATCACGAACGGCCTGGCTTCTATCTATGCCGGTCTGAACTATGCGGTTCATCGGTACGGCTCCGGATGGCCGAAGGCCCTTTCCGGGACCAAGGGCTACTGGACAGGGACCTCTTCCGCTTCTCCTGGTCTCGCCCTTGTCGGCGAGCGCGGGCCTGAGCTGATTGATTTCAGCGGAGGCGAGCGCGTCTACAACAACCAGGACACCACTGACCTGCTCAATGGCCAGAAGTACGAGATCCACATTCACGAAGCGAAGTCCGAGGACACCACTCAGGCAACGATTCGAGCCCTCAAGTACATGGAGAACGTGTACGGCATTTAATCGACAAGGAGCGTGCGTATGCCGATTCCCGCAGTAAAGCCCGCACTAGATGCGGATGCGCCGGACCCTCGGCCGCTACCACCTCAGCGGGTGCACTGGGAGCACACGTTCGTGTCGATCACGGGAAGCAACGGTGAGGGGGAAGAGATCCCCCTCACCGGCTTCTCCGGTAAGGACTGGCCCAGCTTCTTCATGCAGGCCGGCGCGACCGGCCTCGATATGCCTCCCTTCGAATTGCACTCCGACGACTCACCCAATCTCGACGGAGGCATGTACAGAGGAACGAGAGCAACACAGCGGGAAGTGCTACTGCCTATCTTCATCTGGGGCGTAGACCGCAAGACGCTGAAGGACCAGAAGCGGAAGCTACTCGCTTCCCTGAATCCGAAGAACGGCTACTGCGTTCTGAAGTTCATGGAGTCAGACGGGCAGCCCAAGTACCTGTACGCGTACTACAAGGCGGGCCTGGAAGGAAATGAATCCGAAGACTCCGCGGGCTTCAGGTGGCTGAAGATCGGCATACAGATGACTGCCTTCGACCCTTGGTTCTACTCCGACCGCCTTCAGGTCGCCGAGTGGGACTTCGGCCAGGGGGACGCGTTCTTCGGGACCTCTTTCCTCCCACTCAACCTCTCCCAGGGATTCCCCTCCGAAGTCACCCTGCCAGTGATAAATCCGGGCGACATCGAAGCCTGGCCCGTGTGGGAGATCACCGGACCTGTGCAGTCCTTCAACTTCACCGGCCCGGACAAGAAGTCCTTCGCCATCGACCTGCAAAGCGGAGGCGGCGATGTGGTCCCAACGGGGCGCACGCTCACCATCGACACTCGGCCCGGATACAAGACGCTCAAGGACGACCAGGGCGCCAACTGCTACCCGCTGCTGGCCGCAAATCCGCAGCTCTGGAGCGTGCCGGCCGGGAAGTCCACGGTCTCAATCAAGCTCGTTTCCGGAAGTGGGGTCGCCCACGTCCGCATGACGCTGACTCCCCGATACGAAAGCTACTGACATGAGGTGCACATGGGATACCGAATCGAGGTACGCGACCGGGACTTGAACCGTGTGGGTGAAGTCGACCAGTTCATTTCGCTCGACTTCACAGTTGCTTGGAACAGTCAAGGTTCTTGGCAGTTGCTCATTAAGAACGGCACCTATCAGGCGAACCTCTTCGAGAAGGGTGGCGGCGTCGCCATCTTCCAGGACGGCGTGGACGACCCGATCCTGACCGGTGCCATCGAGTCCTTCCAGACCTACTGGACCACGGTCCAGCACACGGAGGAAGGCTCCCTCTACGTCGGCGGCCACTGTGACAACAAGTTGGCATACCAGCGTCTCGCCTTCCCCGACCCGAGCAAGGCTGCGGACAAGCAGTTCGGCTCGGAGGACAACCGGGCCATCTCGGCGAAGGCCGGCAACGCCCTCTGGGACGAGCTGAACAAGGCTGTCGGGCCTGGCGCCATCGCCAGCCGTCAGGGGTACGGCGTGCTCCTGGACGACGCGCACGTTGCGGGCGCCGAATCAATTAATGATTCAGTCCGCTTCGATGTCATCGGCACGAAGATCGAAGAGTGGCTGAACAACCGTGACGTTGGCTACCGCTTCGCGTGGGACCCGAACCGCAAGGCCATCGAGCTGAAGGTCTACACGACACGGGACCGCAGCAAGGAGATCCGCTTCTCCAAGGATCTCGGCAACCTTCGCGAGTACATCTGGACGCTGAACACCCCGCGCACTACTCGGGCCATCGTTGCCTGTCAGGGGACCGGTTCGAAGCGCTACATCTTCCAGAAGACCAACGTCGAGGCCGAGCGCGAGTGGAACATCTCGATCGAGGCGTTCACGGACCGCCGAGACGTTCCCCTCCAGCTCGGTTCGAGCGGTGCCCCCGAGCTGGTTGTTACGACGGACAGCGACGGCTTCGAGGAGATAGGCACCAACGCTGACGGCGGGGAGTGGACCACCACCCTGACCACCAGGCGGACGGCGTACACGACTGCTGTGCAGGCCGTTGCAGATGCCCAGGCCGCCCTTGACGCCGCTACGACTGATGCCGCGAAGGCAGCCGCCACCACGAAGCTGACCCAGGCCAAGTCCACCCTGACCACGGCCACGACAAACCTCAAGGCCGCCATCGCAGCGGCCAAGCCGGTGGCCGTCGCGTACTGGCAAAGCGTGGTCGAGGCCGCCGCGGATTCCGTGCTGGAAGAAGGAGCCCCCTCGGGCAACTTCCAGATTTACCCGATCGACACGCCGCAAATTCAGTTTGGTCGGGACTACTTCGTTGGCGACATCGTGACCGTCCTGGTGGACGGCACTGAATACACCGACGTTCTTCGAGAAGTCACCATCAGCGTTTCAGACGGGGGTAAGACGACTTCCGTTTCCCCGAAGATCGGGGACCAGGGAACTGGCGACCCGCTCAACCTTTACAAGACCGTCTTTGAGATGCGAGAGAAGCTGCGAAAGCTAGAAGCGAGGATGTAAATGGCTGAGACGAGTTACCCGTTTTCCGCAGCCAACGGTTCCGGTGGAACTGCGATGGTCTCCCAGACCCAGTGGCAAAAGATGGGTCACCTGTGGGGCGGAGACCGGGTCGACTTCCGGCTGACCGCAACCACGTACGCGAGCACCACCCTGCCCTTCGCGGTCCGTGTGGTCAACGCACGGGACATCGAGGTGAAGCCCGGCCGGGCGTGGGTCGGCGGCTTCTTCTACGAGCTGGACGCGGCGAAGACCGTGACCGTGGACCCGAACCTGACCGACAAGGCCCGCATCGACACTGTGGTTCTCCGGGCGGATGTACCCAAGGGCAGCGTCAATCTTGCAGTGGTGAAGGGACAGCCCTCGGCTTCTCCCATCGCCCCGCAGCCCCAGCGGAACCTTGGCCAGCAGTGGGAAATGGTCCTCTACGAGGTCTCTGTACCTGCCAACAACGGGGCTATCTCCGCGGCTTCCCGGCTGGCCTTCGACATGCCGCCCTCTGTCTCGTCCCCGTGGAACACCCGCGACTCCGCGTCTTACCTGGAGCGCGGTTCCTTCCTCTACGACATGGATGTGAACGGCGGTGACACCCAGTACGAGGCGTTCGTAGGACGCGACGGGTACGTGATCACCCGTCACTTCGGTAAGAGCCGCACCTACACCCCGAGCCTCGTCCAGTCCACCTCTCAGCCGGGTTCCCGCTCGGGCCGGTGGCGCTGGATCGCTCCCAACATGGTCTGGTTCACCGCCACCTTCTCGACCACCACCACGTCGGAAATCAAGACGAGTGGAAACAACTGGCAGTTGGGTTTCACCTTGCCGACGCCTGCGAATGGCGGCTCGGCCCAGATCCTCTCCGGAGTTCTCCAGAACCCTGACGTGCGATCGAACCTGCCGAACTTCATAGACATCAAGACCGTGCTGCCGCAGGGAAACAGCAGCTCCAACGCTTACCTGTACTTCCCTAACAGCTCGAATCTAAAGCAGGGTCTTGACGGTCTCCGCGTCTTCCCCGGCAAGTCCAAGCTCATGGTCTCCGGAGTATACGAGACCGATGTCTTCAGCGAACACTAAGAAGGAGGGTGCCTTATGGCACGCAATCTGTTTGGCGGCACCGCAGCGGATGTCGCTGAAGATGTGGATGGCGCCCGAATTCCTGGTGCGGTAGGGACCGTCTGGAACGGCATCTCGGACGGGGCCACCCAGATCCTCGACCTGACTGACGCCGATGGTGCCCCCATCGTCCAGCTCGTTGCGGACCAGCGCGGCTTCGTGCCGGCCTTCTACGGACCGAACAACGTAGAGCGCCTGTGGGTCGACTTCGGCAACGGCAAGATCGGGCTCACGTCCTCGACCGTGGGCGAGCGCCTGGCCGCCCACCAGGTCGCGAACGACCCGCACCAGGACCGCGCTTACGTGGACGAGAAGCTGAGCGCCTACATGCTCTCCTCGGGTGGGGAATACAACGTCACCCCCACGGGAGGCGAGTGGCAGAGGTGGGTTGTGCCGACGACCCCTGACACGACCGGCCTCACCTGGAAGCAGGCCACCGCGGATGGCACCCAGTACACGCGACTGACCAACGCGGGGGCTCTCTTCATCGACACCGTGGGCAAGAACGTGCCCCTGGGGATCGGTGCACCGGGCTACTCGGCAAACGGTGTCGTCATCAATGTGTCGAACTCCAAGTCGTCTTCGACCCTGACGAACTCGGTCTTCTCTGTCCGGGGCGACGGCTCCGTGGTCACTGCTGGCTCGGTTACGGCTACCGGCAGCGTGACCGCCTCGAACGTCGGCAACGCCCGTGTCTTCTCCGGGCCGAATGCGCCTGCAAGTCCGCAGGCAGGGGATGTGTGGATTCAGTATGCCTAACAAGGTCAACGTCTGGAGCGGGACTGCTTGGGTCGACAAGACGCCGAAGGCATACACGAACGGTGCGTGGGTCACCGGTACGCCGATGATCTGGGACGGGGCCGCGTGGATGAGCGCCGCCCCCACGCCGCAGGAGTATCCGGCCTATGTGACCGGCAACGGCACAACCAACTCCGGTGCCACATCCACCACCACGACGCGGTCGACCGCAGCCCGGATGAACGACTACATCGTCTCCATCATCGTCTGCGCCTCGGGCCGGCCGACGCTGAACAGCCCGACGAACGCCATGCCGACCTACTACACGATGACGAACGGCATGGTCATGGGTGTTGCCCTGTGGCCGTTCAACGGGACGCAGGGCAACGTCGTGTGGGACACACGGAACTGTGGCGCTGTCGCGAGCATGAACCTGTACTACCGCTATGGCGATGTCAGCACTACGCCCTTGGCACCGGTCATCTCGATCTCTGAGTACACCAACACGAGTTCGGTACCGCTTCCAGGCTCCGCAGACTTCACTTCCGCCTACGTCGCCTTCACCACCTCGTCCGTGCTCACAGGCTTCCTCTGGCCGGACGGCGTAACTCCCAGAGCTACACAACTGGGCACGTTCGGAAAGAATCAAATCAGCATCATCACTGCCGATACTCCTGGGGCCGGTGGCTCTCCTGGCAGTCTTCAGCTCGACACCACGGTTGGCACTGCCGCCGTAGCTCTTATTCAGATCCCTGGCAAGTCCGATGGCAAGCCGACGTGGATTCTCGGTGACACAACGGGGTCGGTACTCGACCAGACGACTTACCTGGGGTGAGACATGCTGCCTGAAATCAAGTCATGGGGTGCTCGTGAGGCAGTAAGCAGCACCAAGCTGAATGAACAAATTCGAGACGTGAACACGGCCCTTACCCGCACTCCGTACGCGGTGTGCAAGCGGTCCAACCCCCTCGCGATCACCGGCGGCGCGATGGAGCCGGTTCCGTGGGAGACAGCAGTCTCTTCGGGGATCACGGTGAACAAGAGCGGGTCCACCATCCCGAGCCTCACGATTGTTTGGCCCGGCATCTACGGCGTGACGTTCAGCATTTGCGGCCTCCCCAACAACGTCACGCACTACATGAACGACGTGTGCGTGAACGGCGCCCGTCAACTCCGGGGGGTCACCACGGCGGACAGCGCCTCGTACCAGGACACCGCCTACTGCGGCGGAATTCTTTCGCTCAAGGCTGGGGACATCGTCACGACCGAGGTCTACGTGTCCACAAACAGGACTGCAACTTTCACGAACGGCTCTTGGGCGACTAGCTCGACAAGCCTCGAACTCAACTGGATAGGGGGTGCCTAATGGCGAACCCAGTAACGTGGAAGACCGGTGAAAAACTGGGGCCGGCAGACCTCAACTCCCGTATCCGAGACGTGAATGTCGCCCTGTCGAATCCCGCGTACGCGATCCTGTCGGGCTCTACCGCCTGGACCTACACAGGCTCCAGCACGGTGGGCGCGATCCCCTTCACGACCTCGGCTTCCAGCGGCATGACGGTCACCACCTCCGGAGCCAAGAAGACCGGCGTCACCGTGGTCACTGCTGGTGTCTACGACGTGGAGCTGAACATCACGGCCGAGATGTCCGGGGGTGACCCGGACTCCCACCTCATCGTCTTCATCGGGGTCAACGGGACCTTCGCGGCACGAGGCATCTTCGCTGGCCGCACCGACTACCAGCAGACCGCGTACACGCACCGGCTCCTCAAGCTGAACGCAGGCGACGTGGTCACCGCCAGCGTGTTCACCGACAGCGGCAAGAAGGTCAACTTCGGCATCTCGACGGCCAGCATGGACGGCTGCCGCCTCTCCATGGTGCGCATCAGCAACAACCCCTTCACCGACCAAACCTGACCCTAGGAGGCTCCTATGCTCCCTGCCCTCAAGACCTGGCAGTCCAGGGAACAGGTCACTGCGGCCAAGCTGAACGAGCAGGTACGTGATGTCCAGGCGTGGTTGCAGAACCCGCCCCTGTTTCAGCTCGTGCGCGACGAGGCCCTGACGGTGACGGGCGGCACCGTTGGCCAGGTTCCGTGGAACAGTGCGGCCCTGTCGAACGGGTTCACCCTTCAGAAGGACTCAGCCGGGAACATCACCGGTCTGCTTCCGAAGGTGGCCGGCCGGTACAAGATCCACGCGCAGTTGTGTGGAAAGTTGAACGCCGCAGGCGGCCACTTCTGCATTTACATACGTGTGAATGGCGTCGATAAGGGGATGGGCGTCGCATCCATTGAGAGCGCCGCATTCATGGACAGTGTCATGTGTACGGCCATCGTGGACTTGAAGACCACCGACGTGGTTACCGTCCACCAGTACGTCTCGTCCGGCCGTACCGGGTACATCACCAACACTGCTGAACAGCAACTGGCCTCCAGCTTCCTTGGTTACTGGATTGGGGCCACTACATGACACCTACCGACATCTTCGGATTCGCTGGAACGGCGGCCTCGGTCGTCGCCGCTCTGGCCCTGATCAAGGCTTCCTACCAGACGAAGACCTCTCAGGTCTGGAAGGAGGAGGCGGAGGCCCAGAAGTCGCGAGCTGACCGCCTTCAGACCGACATGAACGAGATCAAGGAACGCCTGACTCGGATCGAGGCTGAGAATCAGCGGCTCATCGAGCTGCTGACCGCTCTCGACCCCGAGCGCGTTCGCGCATTGCGCATATGACCCCACGACTCTTCGAGGGGCCGGCCCACGTGGGCAGGCCCCTTTTTCTATGCCCCGAGGAGGCATTAATGAGCACTCAGGCTGCGAAGGTGCAGAGCATCGCGAAGGCCGAGATCGGCTACAAGGAGGGGTACTCCAACGGCCATTGGAACAACGAGGAGAAGTACGCCGCCGAAGTCCCGACGATGGCATGGGTTAGTGCGGGCGGCTACCCGTGGTGTGCCCTGTTCGTCTCGTGGGTGGCGCTGAAGGCTGGTGTCGCGGACCTGTATCCGCGCTCCGCTTCCTGCCCGTATGGCGTCTCCTGGTTCCGTGGCAAGGATCGCTTCTCCGAGTACCCGGCGATCGGCGCGCAGGTTTTCTACGGTAGTGGTGGCGGTACCCACACCGGGATTGTGGTCGCTTACGACTCCACCACGATCACCACAGTGGAAGGAAACACGAACACGTCCGGCTCCCCCGAGGGCGACGGCGTCTACCTCCGGAAGCGCAATCGTCGGGACGCGAACACCTACGGCTACGGGTACCCGAAGTTCGCCGAGGGCATCACGACTGCTGACCCGAGCAAGAAGGGCAAGAGCGGCTTCACCTACAAGGCGAGCGCTGCCGCCCCTGCTGGTGCCAGCTCGACCGGCAGCACCTCGACCGCTTCGAAGACGAAGACCGTGACCGTGAAGGCGGGTCAGACGCTCGGTGTGATCGCTGCGAGTGCGGGTGTGTCCATCGCGACCATCCTCGGTCTCAACCCTGGGATCAAGGACGCCGACGTGATCCACCCCGGCGACAAGGTCACCGTGCCGGCCGCCACTCCGAAGCCGACCGCGACCGCCAAGCCGAAGCCGTCCACGCCCAGCAGCTCGACCGCGAGCACACCGAAGTTCCCCGGTACCAAGTACTTCAAGGCGGGCGCCTCGAACGCCTACGTCACCCAGCTCGGGAAGGCCCTGGTGAAGAAGGGCTACGGCCGCTTCTACTCGGTCGGTCCTGGCCCCACCTGGTCCAACTCCGACCGCAGCGCCGTGAAGGCGTTCCAGAAGGCACAGGGCTGGTCTGGCTCTGACGCCGACGGCTATCCGGGCTCGGAGACCTGGGCCCGTCTCGTGAAGTGAGGACGCCCTGATGTCTCTTAACCCCAACGTCATCTGGACCACGCTCTTTGCGGCCGGTGCCGCCTACGAGGCGTATGCCATCGCCAACAAGGTGCAGGGCGACACGCTCTCAGAGCGCGTCCGGGCTCTGTTCAACGTGAAGCGCAAGCCGGGCCGCGGCCTCTTCGTCGTGGCTTGGGCGGGCTTCAGCGTGTGGTTCCTCTTCCACATCGCCTTCTCCTCGCTTTGATCCGTTTCCTCTTGGGGGCCATGCATGAATGAATTTATCTCGAAGCACGCCGTTCGAATCGTCGGTGTGGCTGCGGCGGCGATCCCGCTGGCAGCGTTCCTCTTCCCGGACATCCCGTGGGAAGGACTGGTCGCGACTGCTGCGGGCCTGCTCGGTGTGAGTGAGGTCGCCCAGCGGCACGAGAACACCAAGACGGCTGCCGCGCTGGCCTCCACGTCCCCCTGGGACAGGGCTGCGGCTGCTCAGGCTGCGCTTGCGGAGATCGAAGCCAAGCTGATCAAGGAGGCCGAGCCTGCCGACGAGGCGGCCGGCACTCAGGCGGTGACGCCTGCCTAGGACCGAAGCGGAGGGGTCCGCTTTGGAGTGAGAGAATGAATGAAACAATGTCCATGACAAGTGGGCATAAGAAAAAAGGGCCCACCCCATCGCGGGGGTGGGCCCTTTTTCATTTCTTACGCAAGTGTGACGGCCGCGAATCTGGCCAGCCGTCAGCCTTACCCTGCTCTATCCGTGGGGCACACCAGCCACGGTATGTCTCCACACCGAAGAAGCCGTTCGGATAATCGAACGGCATGTTCCACAGGAACCAGGCCGCACGCTGCTGGTCCTCTATCTCAGTCAGCACTTCCTCTACAGCGCCGATGATGGCAAGCGTCTGCTCGACCCCCTGTAGGTACAGCTCCCGCAGACCTACGTCCTGAAGGCCGAGCGACCAGCCACCCTTGTTGGGCGTCCCGTTGCCGTGCCAGGACCCCTCCAGCCAACGAGCCGTCCACCACTCAGCAGGCGTCTTGTCGTTCTTCATGTTGTTGCAGTTGTGGCAGGCCGGCACGAGGTTGGACATGTCATCTGCCCCGCCTCGTGCCCATGGGATGACATGGTCCATCACTTGCGACTTGCGCTGGCAGTACACGCAACATCCGTCGTTGGCCGTGAGGACGATCAACGATTCAAAGACCCGCCAACGGCGTCTTCGCCGTGCCACCTCTCAGTACTCTCGCTCCCCGTTCGGATCTCCCAAGTAGCTCGGGTAGATCGTGGTAACGCGCACGAAGTTCTCACTCTTCGCGACGCGCAGAGGGGCCACATCCATCATCGGCTGGTTACCGATCAGGTGCATGATCAGCTTGGCTACCTGCCACTCCAGCTCGACGCGGACGACGAACGTTACGTCGTAGAAGTCGTCGTGCTTCTCTCCCAGCTCCAGCGTGAAGTCATCGAAGCGCAGGCCCGAGAGTCCGGACGGGTACAGCGCCCAGTGGCCCAGGTTCGTCTTCGGCCCCCTCACTGTTCGCCGTCCCGTTCGCGCGCCTCTCGGGCCAGCTTCGCCCGCCGTGCGCGCGCCTCGGTTTCGGACTGCCGAAGGATCTTCTCCAGCTCTTCCCGGATGTCGACAGACGCCCCGTCGACTTTGGAGACCTTTACGCCCTTGGCCTCAAGTGCGTTCCACACCTGGGCTGCCTGCTGCTGTGCGTTCAGCTCCGGGCCTTCGGCCTCTTCCGCTCGAACGTAGACGGCTGGGAACGCCTCGTTGGGGACGGACACCTCGACCGTGAACCACTGTTCAGCGTGCAGGTACGAGAGCACCTTGTACCCCTGCATGACCAATCGCACGGTGACCTGCGACGCCTCGAACTTGTTGAGTCGATCGAAGATGAACCGGACCGTGACCGCCGTGACCAGCGGCTCGCTCTGGATGAGAGGCACGTATTCCACACCGGCATCCGTGGCCTGCTGCCGTGCCCACTCTTCAACATCATCCGGGTTGTACTGATTCATTCACTCGCTCCTAGTTCCATGACGCCGCGTACGCGACGATAGCGGCCATCACTGACAGGCCGACTACGAAGTGGTAGGGCTTGGTCAAAATGCGCTCCTCTGTTGGCGGCCTCCGGCAGCACCATTGCCGGAGGCCGGCCGTCAGTCCTTCCAGACCCCGTCGTTCCACCGCGCAGCCAGCGCGGCATAGCGCCCCTGTACCAGCAGCGAAGGGCGACGTTGGGGCATGTTGCTTGGGGTCAAGGTCAGGCACCGATCGGACGGAACATGCTGTGGTCCGAGGACAGCCAGCCGATCAACCGCTTCCGGGCGTTGTCCCACACCGCGTATCCGTTCTCTCCGTCCAGGTCCCCGAGCCAGCCTTCGAACAGGACACCGCTGCGAACCGGCTTCCGCGGCTTCGGCTGCGGCTCCTCGTCCACCTGGTCGTTGGACTCCTCACGCTCCTCGGGCGGGACCGAGTAGTCAGGCCGAGCCTTCTCCAGCTCGACCAGCGGAGGCATAGCTTCGATCTCCTCGTCAGTCGCGGGGATCGCCCAGACCTTCGACATGCTGTGCACCACGTCAACGACCTCGTTCGTGTGCACGTCCACCAGGCTGTTTTCCCCGTGACGGGACTCAGCCCACCGGACACGGACCATCGGGCCGTCAGCCTCCGCCTTACGCTTCGCCAGACCGCCGTAACGGAAGTACCGAGGCGCACCACCCCAGCTCACGAAGTCGCCCATCTTGTGCTTCTGCCACTCGCGGGCGGGCGTCTCCTCCTGGTGCTTGTTGTCGTCCAACAGCTCGACCGTTCCGAAGTCGGCGAACATCGTGACCCACGTCGAACGGTCCGTGGGGTCCGCGCCCAGCTCGCCGACGAACACCCGCCAGCCCTTCGTCTTACGGCCGTCGCGCTGTGCGTTGACCTCCTTCGGCTCCCACAGCAGAGCACCCGTGCGTGTCACCTTGTGACCCCTGGTGTCGACGCCCGTTGCGGTGATGCGGTCCCGCTTCTGGAGACGGGCCAGCTGGTTCTTGAGGTCAGCAGTCATCTTCTTCTTCCGTTCCTTCTCTTCATGGACGTAGTGGGGGAAGTCTTCGAGGCGATGTAGGGCAGGGGCGTTCACTGACCCGCTGCATACGTCGCAGTCGCACGCGTGCATACAGATGCGGCACGACAGCTCGTCGCAGTAGGGGTCCGGGCCGTGCCAGTGGGAGGGGTCGGGCTCTTCGCAGCCATAGGTCCGGCAGGAGTGGTCGGCCCAGGGTGGGTAGACCACGTGCTCTCGCCGACCGGGCAGCCCGTGTGCCAGCCGCTCACCGGCACACGGGGCAACAGAAAGCCGGGCCGACTCCATCGTCAGGAAGGCGGCCCGGCAAGCGGTGCACTGCAAGCGTCCTTCAGGTCTCGCCCGCAGATCATGTCCAGTCACAGAAGGTGCGCCATCGGGTTAGCAGGCGTGACTGCGAGCTCCATCTGTGCGGGAGCCTCGACCGCCTTCTTCGTGGCCTTGCGGGTGCGCTTCGGCCGCGTCTCCGTGGCGACCACGGACAGGCGAGGCTTGCCCTCGGGTGCGGTCTTCGGTGCCCTCGGCGCTCTGCGCTTCGGAGTCGGCGCCGCCACCTCTTCCGCCCTCGGCTGCGCGGGCTCGGGCTGGTCCTGGTGCTCGTCCTCGGACACCAGGCGATAGATGATCGAGGGAGCCCCGCGGCCGGCCGTCCGCTTCTCTGTCACCATCTCCACGTCGGGCATGTCGGCAACGAGGGCCTTGAGGCTGGCAGCGGTGACGCGTGACCCGAGCGACCGCAGCAGCAGCGTGGACGTGGCCTCGCCGGCGTAGTTCTCCAGCTTCTCTCGGATCAGGTCAGGCACCGTCTTGACCTGCTTGTGCGAGCCGTTCGCGGAGTCCATGACCAGCTTCTCGACGCTGGCCATCGAGTAGGACACGAAGGCCCATGCCGCTTCGAGCGCCTTGCGGCTGATCTTCGTCTTCTTCTCAGCGGCCGTGAATACGGCAGCCACACGGGCCACCTGTTCGGCTGACCGCTCCATGTAGCAGGACAGGTGCTCGGGCATCTCCGCCATGCGGTCTTCGATGATCGCCCGCAGCTCGTCATACCGACGCCCGGCGTCGGCGGAGAAGGTGATGACCCGCTGTTCCTTGCACGCCCAGTGGTAGGCGTCGGACAGTGCCTTGGTCTCCGTGATCTTCGGCTTGTGGTTATACGGGAGCATCTTCGAGCGCTCGACCAGGACCGGAAGGTACCTGTTGAAGCTGCCGCCCAGGGCCTCGGTCGCGGAGACGTACTTCGCCCACTCGCCCGGCGTGATGTGAGCGTGAACGCCCAGCAGCGGTCGTGCTACCTCCTGCACACCCTTTTTGGTCGTGTTCGAGATCGGGGCTCCGTCCCACGCGGAACGGAGCTGCTGGCTGAAGGTGGGGCAGCGGCGCGACCGCTTCAGCACGGTCGACCACTCCTCCTCGACTATGAGGGCCCGACCGTCCTGCCCCATCTCCGAGCGTGGCGAGTCCATCTCCAGCGTGTAGAGCATGTTCACCAGGGACGGCCCGGACGAGACGCCCGCGTACGTCCGCGAGTGCATGAAGCCGCCGATGGACGGGGCGAGGACACGGTCTGCTGTCCGCTTCGCGGTGCCCTTGCGGCCAAGTGCCGACTTACCGACCAGCACCGTCCAGACGACGGCCGGCCTGCCCCCTTCCATCATCACGCGCCCGTTCAATGCCGACGAATACACGGCCAACGTAGAAGCCAGCACGCCTATCGGGTCCGCCTCACTGTGCGGCATCGCGTTGCGTACCGCCTCACCGATCGGCCCGTACGCCATACCGTCAAAAGCCTTACTCATGTGTTCTCTCCTTACGCGCTAACGGCAGTGGTGGACTTGACGTTGAACAGGTCCGCGAAGTACGCGCGGAACCGCTCTCCGTGCTCGTTGCACAGGTCGTAGGAATCCCCGGCTATGTCCAATGAGGTGACCGCCTCACGCTCATCACCTTTCGCAGTGCACCCATCACAGGTCACGATCTCGACCATCTTTCGCACGCCCCATCTCCCCTTCTGCGAGCGTCCATAGCAAAGGCCGGGGAGGCACCATCACCCCGGCCATCACTAAAGGCGACCGCATCAGCCGTAAACGACCTCGCCCAACGTGGCGACCTGCATTACCTGGTCGGCTGCGCCGGCGTCGAAGTCCGCGTGGTCCGGCCCGTCTTTCAGGAAGGCCACGCACTCTTCGTAGGTGTACTGGCTGACGTACTTGGAGACTCGACCGTCGGCTATCCGGCGCATGGCGCCCAACAGGATGTTGTGCGTCACGACCATTTGCAGCCAGCCGTCTTTGTAGGGGTCCTCGACAGGAACAGCCACATTCCAGAAGTCCGGCGCGTCCTCGCGCTGGTCCCACTGCGGGGCAATGCCGCCCCACCAGGACCACGTGTCGAAACCGCTACCGAAGATGTGGATGTACGTTTCCTGCGGGGTGATGTGCTCGTACAACGGGCGTCCTTTCAGGGGTTATTCAGGCGAAGGCAAGGGAGCCGACGACGACGGCACGCGCGTCGTGGAAGGTGTCTGTGACCGTCCCCACGAACAGATTCGCGACCCTCGCCGGGTCGGCGTAGATGTCGGCAGCCGTGTGGCAGTCCTCGTAAAGGCGCCGCAGTGCCGCGAAGCGCTCTTCGGTGTCCACGGTCCAGGCGAGAACCGCAGCGCGGTTGGCCAGTTCCTCTGACTCCATGCCGTACTGCTTCATCAGGCTCACAGTTGTTCCCCTATCGATTCCTGATATGCCGACCAGACACGCGCCGGTATCCGGCCTCGCGTGCCTACGAAGAACCCGTTTTCGCGGCCCCATTCACGGGCCTTCCGCATGTGCTCTTTCATCCGGTACATGCGTTCTTGCGCTTCGCGCGCTTGCTCCCACATCCGTTCGCTCGCCTCACGGGCCAAGCGTTCTCGCTCATCCCGAGCGTCATCGGATGGCTTGTATTGCGCATAGAAGCGCACTTCGGGAGGTGTGATATCTGAGTAGTCGTCCGCCGTTCTCAGGCCCTTGCGGACCATGTAGGCGCGGACAGATTCGGTATCGAATGCCAACCGCACTCCTTGACCTAGTGACCAGCACCACCCCCAGGCCGGCCGCGACCTGGAGGTGACGCAAGCGACTAGGGAAGCATCAATGAGCACGCCAGCAATAGATGCAGAAGTGCTCGCCCGATCTCAGGATGCGAATAGGCTCAATAGCCTTTTGAGTACCTTCCCGGCGCATATCCCTGGCCCACAGAGCACATGACAAATCCGTTGTGTTCCCGTCCCACCAGACGACGCGCCACCCCATACGTGCCTTCATGCGTCGCACACGCCTGTCCGGTCGAGTGCAGGCCGGTACGGGTCCGGGCGGTACCAGCCGTTCGCCTTCGCGCGGCTGCACGCGTCCTCGTAGAAGCTGCGTATGCAGTGGTCACAGACGTACCGCAGGCCGAGGCCGACCATCTCGAAGGCGGGTCCGCGGTGCCTCGCGCAGGTCTCGCAGAGGCCGCCCCCGGCCGTGTGCTTGAAGGTGACCGCCTCCGTTCCGAGGCCCCTGTTACGGATGAGCACGACCGCGTGAGTTCTCCGTGCGGCGTCCTGGTAAGCGGTCCGCCAGTCGTCCTGATGCGTGGCCACCGTCCGCATCTCGCACTCTCCGTCGTGTTCCTGCGGAGCGGTGCTGGCATTCGAGCATTCGCGCACGTCGTAATCCCAGGGCATTAGATGTTCTCCTTTGAAGGGTTGGCTGAGAAGATGGCGGCGTATTGGGTCATGAGGATTTCGACCAGTTGTGCACTGCCTTCGGGCGTGAGGATCATGGGGTTAAGCGCGTCGCGCTCCATCACGCTGACCGTGTGCCGGGCGACCGCTTCGGGGTCTCGGGCGTCGACCAGGGCAGAGCATTCGTAGCACGCGTTCCACCTACCGTCATCGGCCTGGACTGCGTCACCGATGGAAGGCAGGAAGCCCATAGGAATGACGTAGACGTATTCGGCCGTTCCAGCCGAACAGAAATCACACTGCAAGGGGTGGTCCTATCTCGATTAGCGACAGACGCGGCAGCGCCCCATATGGGCGTTGAGGCGCCGCGCCATGGCACGTTTGGAGCCCTGTTCCATCACGGCGGCCGAACGGGCGACTTGGTCATTCATGCTGAGAGTTGCTGTGCCGTGGTTCTTGTCGATCTCTTCGAGGAATTCCGCCTCAATCCGCGTGTAGGCAGAGCAGCGAAAGCGGGTGAGTGTGTCCATGTCTCAGTCCTGCGCAAAGTAGGCGTGGCCCTGGAGAACGGCGACCGCGCGCAGCCAATAGGCCCCGCCTTCGCCCCACTTCTCGACAGCCAAGCGTTCCGACTCGTCATAGGCGTCCGAACCGCTCTTGGCCCAGACGTGGAATATCTGCGGCTCTTCATCGACTTCCGGGCCCTGCTCGAATACTTCGTTATCCCAGTCGCGTACGACCGTGAACGGGCGGAGAATGGGGACAGGTCTCACAGCCGGAATCGGCTTAGGCGCGTGAGTGAAGAATCTACGGAACATCAATGAACCTTTCTGTTCGGGTGGGTATGGAAACGGCCGGGCGTTCGCCCGGCCGCAGCCAAACTCAACCGATCAGGTCAGGCCACCGCTTCAAACGCATGGCTGTCCAGGATCGCAACCGAGTACCAGAGGTCTTCGGCCGCAACTTCGTCGTACGTCGCACCCTCGGGAATGTCGTCAATGAGACCCGCATACTCGTGCCAGGCGGCCTCTCGGGCGACAGTCAACGCGTCGCCACGGTTCGCCGCCTCAACCTGCATGACTGGCGCGTCAAGGCATCCAAGGTCCCCTGCCCAGTCCAGAACGACCGTGTATTTGTTGTCCGTCACAACGTCTACCGGCATCACCTGAAGGGGGACGGGCTTGCGACCGAAGAGACGGGAGAAGATGTTGCGCATGGTGGTGCCTTTCTGCATTCGGGCATGAAAAAACCGGGCATGTGCCCGGCGAGAATGTGTAGGGGGAGAGTGTCAGTTCATCGACAGCACGTAGAACGTGGACCCGCCCGAGTAGCGGGCCTCGACCGTGTAGAGCCCCCCGCCGTTCAAGTCGTCGCGAGCCATCGACTCGGCGACCGCTTCGAGGTGATCGCTGATGTCCTTGGGAATGTCCGACCGTCCCTCGAACTGCTCCCGGTGGTGGGCGGTGACCGCCTTGAGTTCTGTGCTCTCGTCGTACTCGCCCATGAGGCGGTCGTCGATCAGGTCAGGGATGTCCTCAAGCTCGTGACCCTCGTCCACGAAGTGAGACACCACCGCGGCCGGCCGGTCCTTGAGCAGAGAGGCCAGCGCGGACACCCGCTCGAAGCTGTCCCACTCGCCCAGCTCGATACCGTCGAACTCGTCGTAGTCGTGGATGGCCCACTCTTCGGCAACCGTGCCGTACCGCTTCGCGGTCGGCGAGGTGGCCAGCATCGCTTGCACGTCTTCATGAATGCCGTCCGCAGACTGGTCGGCGTCTATCCACTCCCCGTGCAACTCCCCGTGGTTGTAGTCGGTCAGGCTGGCAACGTAGATACGCGGCATCGCGTGTTCCTCTCGTGTGTTCTGGGCTGCTTCCGGTGATGAGTGAGGCGCCCGACCGCCGAGCGTTCGGGCGCCAGGCTCACGACCGGAGGAAGCGCCAGGTACGCCCGGCCTGGTCCCACTGCACTTCGATCTGACACCGCCGGGCCGCGACCACGTAGGGCACGGAGTACCAGTCAGTTGAAGCGTCCTGGTGCGAGCCGAACTGGACGCATTCGCCTGCGTCCTCAAGGGCGTTCAGTGCGGCCGTCAGGTTGTGCCACAGCTCGTCTGTGGTGGTCATGGTCATGCGCGCCCCCTTCGGGTGTAGCGGTTCTTGGAGAGGTTGAGTTCTACGAACGCGGGCGGGAGCCCGTAGGAGGCCGCATAAGCGACCGCTTCCGCGTAGTCGTTGAAGCGGCGGTGCCAGGCCGGGCCGATGTGAGCGACGTACATGTCAGAGCACGTCCAGACCGAGCAGCGACAGCAGCTCTGCGACGGTCGGCGCGCACTCGTGCGTCGCTTCCCACACACCGAGGGCAAAGCGGGCGTCCGTCTCCGTGGGCAGGTCGGTAAGGCCGAGTGCGTAGGCAAGCGAGCCGTCCTGGACGCAGCGGATTTCCACGCCCTCACCGCAGGCACAGACAGTGCGAACGGAGCGGGTCAGGACGGCGGCACGGGTGAAGTTGGGCATGTTCTCTCTTTCGAGCGACGGGAATCCGGAGTGACCGGACATGACCGGGCCCGGCAGCACCATTGCCGGGCCCGACCAAGAGCGTTCACCCCTACTAGCGAATTTCAGGTCACGCGAACAGGCGAAGCTGTCCCTTTGCCTCCATATCCGCGAGGTCCGCGCGGAGCGCGGCCATTTCGGCGCGGACGCGCCACTCGTCGTCAAGGTCGTTCCACTCCGAGCAGAAGTCGCACCACCACGCCTCGTCGTCCGCCTTGACGGCTCCAGCGTCGATAGCAGCGGCCAGCATGTCCGCACAGTCGTGCGTGTTCTTGTCACACCCGCACTCAGAGTCTTCGCTGTAGCACTCGGTTTCGCTCGGGTGATTGTGGTTCCACTCGGTTTCCGAGTAGTGCTCATCGTTCGCAACCGCGTAGTCGGCGAGGAAGTACGCCCACTTTTGGCACGCGAAGATTGCCAAGGCGTCATCAGCCCGGACGTACAGCCGCTCATACCAACCGACTCCCCAATGCCCGAAAGAGTGCGTCTGGATAGATTCAGGGAACGCCTCTTCCAGCTCCCCAGCGATCACGTACCAGTTGGACTCTTCCAGCGCGTCAGCGTCGCGAGTACGGCTAAAGGGAAGGGCGTACCACATGCCCTCGAAAGCCTCGCGGTCGATGTGGAAAGAGGCATCCGAGTGAGCCTCACGGGTGTACTCCACCAGCTCTTCCACGAACGGCATGGCGGAGCGAATACGAGCAATGCGGCGGTCACGGGTACCCATGTCGGGACCCCTTTCTCTGGTTTGTGTTTCTGCCGGTCTCATGACCGGACTTAGCCGCACCCCCGCAGCACCATTGCGGAGGTACGACTAGGCCCGTCCAGTTCCCTACTAACAACTTTCAGGCCATGTTTAGGCCGGGCTGTCTGCCCGCATCTCACACGCCCAGCACTGCCGCGCGTCGCGGCAGCACTCACGTTCACGCGTGACGTATCCGGCCGGGACCAGGACCCACCCTTGGGCCCGTACGGCTATGCCCTGCCTGAACAGGTGGCCCAGCAGCCGGGACTTGGCGTCACGCTCCGAGCTGGCCACGACGTCGAGCGTTTCCAGCGGGTTACCCTCCCGGTCGAACACATCGACCGTCCACACGCGCTGCTGGTATACGTGCTGGCCACGCTTCACAGTGCAGCCACAGAGCGCCTTACGGACGCGAGTTGCAACCATCATCAGACCCGCCCTTTCTAGGGTTGTTGGGGTATCGCAGCGCCTCTTGGCGCTACACAGTGAGCCGGACAGGCTTGACCCTGCCAGGCCCTTACGGAGTGGATTTAGCGCGCTCCGTCACGCATTGCCTCACACGCTTAAGGCCACACGTTGCGCCGTCGCTCTAGGCATTGGCACTGTGCGCCGGACACATGGTGTCGGCATGGGTAATGCGGTACTGCCAGGCTTTCCCCTGCCTCTCCAGTGCGGTGAGAGGGTGTGCAGGCTCCATATTCGGTGCCCCTTTGAGACCGGGTATTTCCTGTAAGACGGTGATCTATTGATACCGGGTGATCATGTCCGGCTAGTCGGCTCACGCTGCCACGTGTCCTATTCATTGCCCCAGGATGGGACAGAACAGGGGCTAGAACGGCCTCACAGCTTGCTTACCGGCATCCGTCATCACACTTTCCCTATCGCCCCGTACGCAGACCGTACGGACCCGTCCTAAGCCCTTGCTTTCGGTAGTCGTCTTCCCATGGGTGCCCGACGCACTGCCTACACAGTGCCGGTGAAGCCATGAGCCCGCATTCCCTACTAACAAAAACGTCAGTACTCGTGCTCTAGATGCTGGCCTATCCACTGCCAGTCATTCAGCCCTGTTCAGTTATCAAGTAACTCGCGCTTCCTTTGGTCGCCCCCTTGTGGGGGGGTCGGAGCCTCCGGACGCATTCCCTTTAATTCATTCGCTCCGCCGCGCTGACCCGTTCTCTACGGTTTCCCTTATCCCCCGCTGTTGCGGTGGGCGGTACTTTCCGGAGGGGCTTTCCTCGCGGTCGTTGTGGCGACACCCAGAACATTAGGTCTCAGGGTCCCTACTAACAACCCCATGGACATGACAGATCAAGGCCCGGATAGCTCACCGGGCCCCTTGTGGATAGAGGAACACATGCGAGTAACACGCATCACGCGCGCACGTCTACACGGCATAGGTGGGTAATTCGGACAGGGAAAGGTGTTTTACATCACAGGGGAGGGCCCCCCTTGTTATGACTCTGTGATCAGTGCGTGGCCTATCCGTATCCATTCAGGCATCAGCCCGTGCCCATTGCGTGACCATGCCGTTATGAACTGACGGAGTATCAGCGTGCGAGCCAGTGACACACAGTGCCCACCTGGGTACTAACTGACGAGATGCCACGAGATAGGCAGCAACCTGACTACACGTCACCTGACCAACCGTCGTAACCGAGTGACCGTCACCTGACGATGCATCACGTGCCTGCGGGAACGAATTAATCAGGTGAATGCGCACATTCATTCATTCATGCACACGCACACACACATACGGGGGTAATACCTTAATACACTCCCACAGGACCCACCGGGGGTGCCTTCCTCAGATCGTGTACGAGTATGAAACTTTCGAGGCTGTAGACGGCTTCCTCCCGGCCTGCCGGCCTTCAGTCCCTCCAGCACCCCTCTAGGGCTCCTTCTGGGGCATCCTGGCCGCTCTCAGGCCCTCTGACCAGCCAGTTCACGCCCTCGGAGCCCTCGTGCGGGATGAGTGAATGAATGAATTAGGTCCCGTTGAGTGATCCCCGGCACACTTTTGGGGTCCGGCGTCCTCCGGAAACCCTCGCTGACACATACATCCTTTTTGTAGGGGGTTTATATACCCTCCTGACGAGTAGTCAGAGAACAGCAACAGGGCCCCTCCCTGAGAGAGGGGCCCCGCCTAACCGGGTGATGCAGCCGCTACACAGGAAGATCCTTTGAGAACTCCACGAACGTCTTCCAGGAGGCCGGCAGCAGGGTCAGGAGACCTCCTTCGCGGTCCTTCGTGTCCCTGACCATCACCCGCTGCGGGGCGTTGTCTGCCACCTCGACGCAGCTATCAGACTTCGTGTAGGTGCTGGTACGCCATATCGGGTCGGTTGTCAACTTCGTCTCCCCTAGTCGGTCGGCATTTGGTCGTAGTGCTGGATCGCAGTGAAGATGAGGTCGCGCACGGCGGTTCCGTAGACCGCTGACCTCTTCAGAAGGGTGAAGGCTTTGGTGTACAGCTCGATCTCTCGGGGCTGCGTCACCGAGAACTCGGCCGAGTAGGTCTCGACCAGGACCAACTTGTCATCGAACATCGAGAAGGAGTTCCCGGGCCAGATATGCGTTGGAGCTGAGCGGGGGACGATGCCCAGGCTGAGCCGCGGAAGGCGCATCACCGCCAGCAGCCGGTCAAGCTGCCCCTTCATCACCTCCGGGCCCCCGAAGTTGGTGTACAACGCCTGCTCGGCAAGCAGGACGTTGAAGATCCTGTCGCCCTGGTACAAGTACTGCTGCCGTTCGAGCCGTTTGGCCGTCGCCGCTTCTGTGTCATCCGGGATCTCGTAGAAGTCGCGCACCTGCTTGAAGGTCTCTGCGGCGTACGCGGAGGTCTGAAGCGTCCCCCACATGAGCGTGGGGTGCCAGATGCGGAAGACCTTGGTCTTCGAGTAGACCGGTAGAGCAGCTTCCTGCCTCTTCTCGGCCCCCTTCTCCAACTGCCGGCGCCACTCAAGCCACAGTTCGTCAATGTGACGGACGGTGGCCACCAGGTCCTCTACGTGGTCCTGCTTGTTGGTCCTGGTACACCAGACGCGGATGTCCTGCTCGCTCGCGTTCTGCTTCCCGTTCTCGATACGGGAGACCTTCGACTCTGCCCATCCTGTGGCCAGCGCGAATGCCCGACCGCTCGCGAATCCCGCATCCTTACGGAAACCGCGAAGCCGGGCACCCAACGCCTCTCGTGCTTCTTGTGCTTGGTTGCTCACTGATGGGTCAGGGCTTGTACTCGGCGTGTGGAATGGCGATGTCCCAGAGCAGGTCGCGCAGTCGGGCGCACTGAGCCACGGTGTCTGGGTCCTCGATGATCTCTGATCCGAGGACACGGCCTTCGGGATCGAAGTGGCCTACGGCAAGCAGCCGGTCGTCGTACAGCCACCAGTCGTTGCCCTGCACGGGGAAGACGATGCCCTCGGGAAGCATGTGCCGGGGAAGCCACCGAATGTCCTCCCCCAGCTCGATGTTGAGATGGGTGAGAGAGTTCTCCCAAGTCACGTACTGGCTGTGCGGCTCACTGACCACCCGGACACGACGCACCGTTTTCCCCTGACCGGTCACGCGCCGCATCAGCGCTTTCCAGTCGTTCAGCCAGGCGTAGTCGTCAGGTTCGCCCCTCTTCCAGCGCGCGTAGGGCGTGTCTTCGACGGGCGACCCGTAGTCGTCCCGCAGTTCCAGGTGGAAAGCGTCCCGCTCGAACTGGTTGAACAGCTCGTCACGCTGCGCGGGCGGGATCAGGTCCACTGTCTTCCTCCAGCAGGGCCGTGATCGAGGACTTGGGGACCTCGATGCAGGTCTCATAGTCGGGCATCCGCATCTGCCCAAGGGCTTCAGCGTCGTGCATTTCCGGGCCTTGAAGGATGCACGTTCCTTGGTCAGTCACGATCATGATGGGGTCGATGAACTTCTTGATCACTCCGGAGGGCTGGTCATCTTTGGTCAGGTGCTCGAACAACTCGGCCGGCACCTCGATGGCGGTCTGCCCCTTCGGGATGTCGAGCTGCATGAGCAAGTCGTTCGCGTATACCTTCCATCCTTGGATCACGTAGCTGTCCTGGTCACTGGCGTACAGGGTGGGGCTGTCTCCGGGGGTGGAGTTCTTACCAAGGAACCGTAGCTGCAC